AATATACTTTTCTTGCTCACTGCTTAACCTCTTTCGCTTTAAGGCCATCCTTGATAATGCTTCTAACGTCAAGCACTGCTTTAAGAGCATCGTGAGCAGCGCTATATTGTTCTTGTTGAACAAGGTATTGCAGTGCTCCCATCGAAAGGCCATCAACATCAAGATACTGCCCTTTATCGTTGCGTACTTGGCAGTTACTGCCGTTGATAAAGCGGACATTACCTTCGTTATACACATCAATTTTGTCTGGCTGGTTATTCTCGACCTGTGCGGTAATATCATCGGTGCAGCCCTTCCAGCGTGAATATTTACTATCCCACAAGCCCCTGTAAACATCGGCAGCCACACCAATATTCTTCATAGCGTTGCCAAGAGCATCGGTCAGCACCATTTTATAGGCTTCATCGTTGGGTACAAGTCCGTTCTTGTTCTTTACAACAATCTTGTCACCGCCATAACCAGGTATCGGATTGCTCCATTGGTCTCCGTCCTTAACATACAGATTTATTCTCATGAACACGAGAATTTCACCTGTAGAACACTCCACAGTGTTGGTGGATACAATCTCATATCTCCAACCGATACCGCAAAGGCCGAACTGCTCAGTCATAACTTCGATACGCCACTGTGGGTTAATATCGCTCTTGCCCTTCAGATTGCCAGCTTCGATAATCTTTAAAATATCAGCAGGCGGTTTTCTCATTGCATTATATCTAGCATCCATGGTCTATTCCTCCGTCTTAACAGTAAAGGTGTCCTCGCTTACTGTGTAGGTAACACCAGGCACGATTTCACCATCGGAAGTAATCAACTTGCCGTCCTGCGCAAACTGTAATGTTTTCTTAAATTCTGCCCAGTTGACACTTTCCTTGACATTGATATATTGGCTATCGTTCTCTTTGACATATTGCAGAAGAACTGCTTCATCTTTGGTAAAGCTAGGAGTGCTCTTCTTAAAGGAGCATGAGCCACACGGGAATTTCATAGTCTTGGTTTTCTTTCCGTCCAGAGCATCCGCTACGAAGGGTTTAAGCTGTGCTTCAAAGAAGTCCACATCACGTTGTAGAGTTTCGGTCTGCTCCTTTAGCCACATATCAATTCTAGCTTTTTCACTATCAGCGTACTTCTTAATCTCTGCCATTTCAGCACGGCGAGCACGGATCTTTCTAAGCGCCCAATCGGCAGCACTCATGGAGTCTACTCTCCAACCTTCTTTTACTTCCGGCGCACCATATTCCAATAAGCTTTGTTCCATATCTCTTTGTTCCATTTTTATTCCTCCTGTTGTTTCTTTTGACTTCTGCCATCTCTGTATAAACCTATACGTCTAAGAGAGTCATTGATTGTTGATACATGCGAATTCAGCATTTCAGCAACTTTTTTCCTTGGGACGCCACATATCGTGTTTAATATGTAGCTGATTTTACCTAAAGTTCTTATCTTGGCATCCTCAGCGTATTCTGTGTCATGTTCTGGAGATAATCCAAACTCTTTTAAGGCTTCTTTAGCAGGCATGTTGCCCAGTACTGCAAGAGCAAGAGCGAGATAGTTGTCATCGGTAGGATTGTATGTTATTGCACATTGACTACCGCCAGACATTCGATAGCCGACAAGCCAACTTTCTCTATATCTTCTCCTGTTGTGCTTATATAATAACCTCATTGTGTTTCTTCCCTATCTGTGATATAATACTAATCGTTGAAGGTTTCATTTTTATTCATAGGTGTTTCCTATCCACTCAGCGTCATACTCTAAGGAGTATGGCGCTACTTTTTTTCTGCTTTGTAGAGAGGGATAACCAAAACTTGCCCAGGTTGCAGGAAATTCTTCTCTTGCAGGTTATTGGCCTTGGATATGTTATACACAAACTCATCCATGGTCATTCTCATATCCTGTTCTCCTTTGTACTTCGTAGCAATACCCCATACGGTCTGACCTTCGCTGACTACATGGTGCTTGTTTGATACATGGTACTCTGTATCCATGCCACTGCACAGTAGGCCAAGTACGGCAATACCTGCGATAACTAAATACTTCATCATTACCTCCAATCTGCCCCCTGCGATCCTAGCAGGGGGGCTTATTTATTATTCAGCCCTACTACTGACCGACTACCTAATTTACGTTGCACTTTTCTTGTGAAGGCTCCGGCTTTAATGGCAGATAGCCTTTATCATAGGCAATCTCTAAAGCCAACTGTGCAAGCCCACGCCATACACTGTCATTTTCGAGCAGTGCGCCTGGGTTTGTGACGATTACTGTTAGCTCTTGCTCTTTTTTCATATCTATACCTCCTTGAATCTGGTATAATAGACATATGCAGCATTTCTGTGCTGTGCCAATCGGCAAGGAAGGAGTGTGGTTGCTAATGTCCACATTTTTGCCTAAGCCAGTTCCCGTACTCGTGTTGATGCTAACGGCTTGAATGTAGCAGAACAACAACTGCTGAAGTGAAGCACATCTTGTGAAATTGGGGTAGCGACCAAGGCCAGTAGAAGAGCTACCCAAGTGTCGGTCACGTTAAAAACGTAGGTAGAAGCTTCACGCACCATGCGCGAACATGTAAAACTATGCGGTGAAGTATGCTTGACTACTAAGATGTACGGGTGAAAAAATGTTGAAGAATTGCTCAGGTGCGCTACCGCCTGGGCTTTTCTTTTTCCACACTCCTTCTTTGCCGATTGACTATTAGGGGTTAAGATTTTAGGGATTTCTCAAAATCACTAATTTTCTTTAAGGGTATATTGAATATTTTGGATAGCTTTTCAGCAATAGAAAGGTTTAAGTCAGCTTGACGCTCGCCCTTTTCAATCAAGGAATAGTACCCTTGAGTCACATTTAGCTTCTTAGCAACATCTGCTTGCGTCAAATTATGCTTCTCTCTAAGGTCAATTAACCAGGTTCTCAAGTTATCACCACCTTATTACAAACTGTATTCTGATTACCTAATGTAATTATATTACTCATTGTAATCGTTGTCAAGACAATTTGTAATCAAAAAGCATCTTTTTATTGCATTTTTTATTACGATTGGTAATAATATAGATGAGGTGAGATAGATGAATAAGTTAAGCGAACTAAGACAGTCCAAAAAATTATCACAAAGAGAAGTAGCAAATGCCTTAAATATTTCACAAAGTACTCTATCTCAGTATGAAAGAGGGGGTAGAGGAATAGATGGCGATATGTTAAAAAAACTATGTGCCTTCTACGGAGCAAGTGCCGATGATATTCTTGGCTTACCTTCTTCACAACAAATTGCCAGTAAACTGAGTGACGATGCTAAAGAATTTCTTTCTATTTTTTCAAAGTTAAATGAAAAGTATAAAATAAGGTTATTAGGTGCAGCTTATGCTATGCTTGCTGAACAGAATGTCAGTAATGAACTAGACTTAGAAAAATTGCGTACATTAGTGAAATAGCTATCCCCACCCCACACTATGGGAAGGATAATGATTTTTTATGAAAGGAGTGCTGATTATGAGCAGTGATGAACAAGATCTCTTTGACTACGCTTGCAGAATCTTTAGGGCATTACCACAAACACAGCAAATTGTGGCTATTGAAGCGATGGAGTACATTCGTGGGAATTGTAGTGATGTCCCCCCTTTCAGTATGAGGACGCGGAGATGCGTCGCGCTATTATAAGGGTTGTGAAATGACAAAAGCCCTGCGGATGCAGGGCTTGACAATTAGTTTTGATTGGAAGTGTATTTGTATGGTTATTGCAGATTTTGTAGACAAAGCGTGTCCTGTTCTCTATACTACCTCCGATGATGGTGCAAAATATTTGTACAACTATTTAAATGGTATTGGGCAATCTGGTTGGTTTGATACTGTAATGCAGCAATATCTACCCTTAAAGTTCGCTATTGCAATGGAAGAGATTTATAAGGCTGTAAATACCAAGAAAGACTATGAAGAGGTATATAAATCAATCTGTTCGGAAATGAAATTCAGAATGGATAGAATGCCTACTGATATGAACTGTGGTCATACTTTTAATAGCTTAGAAAGGTCTATGAAAGAATATCTCTTCAAGAGCGATTTTGAAAAAGCTGTGCTGTTTGAAGTTAAGAGTATCATTGTTCCCATGTCTGTTGCCAAAGAGTTATGTAAAACGACAAGGGCTAGTGTTAATAATTCCTTTGCTCGTATTGCCCAAGGCAAAAGCGCCAATGCAGGTGGTTGTGGATGCACCTCAGCAATCGCCTGCATGGTCTTATTGGCAGCTATGATAGTGTGCATGATTGCTTTATAAGAAACAAAACCGCCTCGATTTCGGGGCGGTTTAAATATAAGATGTAAGTTAATGAGTAAGTTAAGGGGGGTATGTTATGGACAGAGCAGTAATATACGCTCGCTTCTCTAGCGATATGCAGAGAGAAGAAAGTATTGATGCCCAGGTGCGTGCTTGTAGGGACTACTGCAAGCGCAAGGGCTATGTAGTAGTGAATGTGTACTGTGATGAAGCTAAGAGTGGCCGTAGCACCTTGGAGCGCACAGCCTACAATCAAATGCTTGCCGATGCTATCTCGGATGCTTTTGATGTTATCATCTTCCACAAGATTGACCGCAATAGCCGTAATGAATTCAACTACTACACATTCAAGGATAAATTAGAAAAGCTGGGTATACGCTACGAATACGCAGTACAGCCCATTGACCAATCGCCGGAAGGACAGATGATGGAGTCAATGTTAGTCGGTATGGCTGCTTATTATTCTCGCAACCTATCCAAGGAAACAAAGAAGGGCTTAAATGAAAATGCTTACAAAGCACTATTCAATGGTGGCATTGCTCCCTACGGCTATAAGATAGTGGACCAGCACTATGTAATTGATGAAGCAGAAGCCCAGGCTATCCGTATGATATTCAAAATGTATATCAACGGCTACGGCTATGGCGATATATGCACAGCGCTCAAAGAGAAGGGTTATAAGTCTAGGAATGGCAAGCCCTTCGGCAAGAACAGTATTTATGATATTTTGGGAAATGAGAAATATATAGGCACATATACCTTTAACAAGGTGCCACGCTCCAAGACTAAGCGCAATAGCCACACCACAGTAAGGCCGGAGGACTATATTTCCATAGTAGATGCTATCCCAGCTATCATTGATAAAGGAGATTTTGAAGTGGTACAGAATAAGCGTGCTCATAACAGGAGAAGAAAAGCAGCCTACACCGCCAAAGACGAATATCTACTTTCTGGCCGTGTGTACTGCGGATACTGCGACAGTGCTATGTGCGGACATAGGCTCCACCCTCGCAAGGACGTATACTATAACTACTATGCTTGTGCTCGCAAGGAGCGTGTACCTGGGGAGCAATGCAAACAGAAAATGATTCGTAAGGAAGTATTAGAACGCTGGGTTATTCAAATCCTGGACCGTGAAGTTTTCTCCGACGAAGGCTCTAAGAGATTTGCCCACAACATTGTTACCTCTTTTAATGAGAGCAACAAAGAAGCTGCAAAAGAAAAAGCTGCCCTTGCTGCTAAAAAGGCAGGAGCAGAAAAGAAACTGGATAACCTGTACAAGATGTTTGAAAGCGGTATTGCCGATGAATACGACAAGAGAAGATTGCAGGAAGTAAAAGAAGAACTGCGTGCTATCGAAAATAATATTGCACAGCTTGCAGATACTTCCCTGCCCAAGCTCAAAGAGAAAGATGTACTCGCAATTCTCTCTATGTTCAAGTGTGAAATATTTGAAAATAAAAATAGCCACTACATCAAACGAGCTATTGAGATGCTCGTTCAACGAGTGACTATTAAAGATTCGGTGCTGAAACTGACATTAACAACACAAAATGTATGCGCTTATCTGGTGCCGCGGACTCGCTTCGTGCTTATCCGATACACCTACGATTTTATCGTTGATATGGCAGCTTAAAATCCCTCATCCCTAGCCGAGTTATGCCAATTTTACCACGCTCAGAGATACATTGTCAACAGTTCCAGCAGCAGTAGCTTGTACCTGTAAGGTAGCATTGTTGTCGATTACGCAGCAGCTAGGCAGAACTCTGATAAGAGTAGCAAAGCCTACATTATATGTATCGCCCACCGCACCTGTCACAGTAGCTTCTGCACCTGCCACGGCAGCACCATCACGGATAAGCTGTAAGCCAATATCTCCGGCAGCAGTAGGACTGATATCAGCATTGAGGGTAACTAGGTACAGGCCACGCAGAAGCCGTACACTGTTGCCACCTGCGGTGTGAGCAATAGCCACACCTGTCAGCAGGTTGTTAGTGGTAAAGTTTAAATAGCCATTAGCTGCCACAGTTTGAGCAGCAGTAGCCACAGTAGTTAATGCGCTCTTTAGATTACAGGTCATTATAATCACTCCTTTGCATTAGAAAAGGGACGGAGCACCGTCCCTTGGTGCAGTTGATGCACATAGCATTATGAGTTTTTTGCAAATTGCTTATGCGATAGTTTGGCCACAGCCACAATACCCACCTACATAGGGAGATTGTACTTGATATGCAGGAACAGGGAACGGACGCACAGTGTTGATGATGTTTGCAGTCTGGTTCAGTTGAGAAAGTTGGAAATTAGCTGCTTGCAGAGTTGCAGTAAGGTCCGCAATGCGTTGGTCTTTAGCGTTGCTTTCCATTTGACAAAGTTTGTCCAAAATCTTTTGGGTGTTACCAGTTGCATTGGTAGTGATAGCGCAGGTGTTTTGTGCGTTCTCATAACGCACGGCATCCACATTTCTATTCGTCTCGCAGCAGCAGCGCTGAGCATCGAAACGAGCTTCGTTGATATTGGCGTTTACACCTGCAAAGCCAGTGCAGAGGTCACGTTGAATACCATTAAAGCCGTTCAACATAGTGGTGTTCTGAGCATAAAAACCATCACACAGGCCATTTTGAATACCACGCAGAGCGTTCTGAGTATCTTGGTTATTAAAGCCGTTAGTGATTGCAGGATCCACACCACGATTGCCGAAGCCATTGCCACCCCAGCCACCCATAAGAGCAAACATGATAATAATCCACATAAACCACATACCACCATAACCGTAGCAATCTCCGCCATGGTCTTTGTTAATTTCGTAAGTCGGCATAACACCATTGATAGCTTCCATTTTTCAAAGCCTCCATTCTTTAAAGATGTTAGGGAAATACCTTTAAATTCGCGCGTTTTTTAAAGGTGTTTATGTAATAGGTTTAAACCTTCATACCGAACTGATTAAGGAACTGGGCAAATTGTTGGTCATTCATGCCTTGTTGGTGTGCCAGGTTGCGAGCGATATATGCAAGCTCTTGTGGAGACTTGCCACGGCTCATCTGCATAGCTCTAGCCAACAAAGGGTTATTGCCCATTAGTGTTTCCATTAACATTGAAGGGTTGTTGCTGTGCTGTAACATTCCCATGAGCTGCATCGGATTCAACATGATTCATTCCTCCTAATCGTTGTTCTAACTTTTCCACACGTTCAACCAAGTTATCCACAAAAGATTTGTCCGCAAATACAGGCTGCTTCTGCTCCTGCGGTTTTGCCATTTCGTAAACCTTGAATATAGGTAGGCCGTTTAGGTCAATGCACTTTTCGTAGATTTTGCCCTCAGCAGGACACGGAAAGAAGGTGCTTGTACCATCAAGGTCAATCTGAGCAGCCCTAGCTTCCTCAATATTGGTTACCATTCTGCCCTTTAAATAAGCAGGGATATAATTGTTGTTTGGCATCTGCTGTCCGTAGCCTTGTCCATAATTAGGTCTAGGCGCGCTCATGCCGTAGGGGTTATATTGTCCGAACATAGTTATCACCTCAGTTATAGTTTATTGGAAAATAGCAAAAACAATCCCTAGACATTCTCTAATGATTCCCTATTTTGGGCATAAAAAAAGAACCCCCACTTTCGTGGGGGAATCTTTAAAGGGATGCTAAGACATTTGTAATTTGTTTATATGCAGTATTCAACTCCTTTTCTACTGTCTTGTCAGATATATTGAGCTGTGCTGCAATCTGATAGTTAGTCATACCCTTTACAAAGCGCAGCTCACATATTTCAATCTGACGTGGCGTTATCTTGGCTTCTTCTAATACTGCGTAAAAGGAACTCTTGGTACTGCCCATAAGCCAGTTTCTTGTGTTCCATAGCAGTTTGTTCACAGCATATCACCTACTAATCACATACCATGCAAAAGCAACCATTGTAACAATCTGGCTTGCGATAGCCAGATACAAAGCGTTTTTCAAAAAATGAATAGTCTTTACATAGCCATAGAGCAGCATAGTCACTACTCCCTCCGGCAGACTCTCCTTAGCTTTTTCTTCCATCATTAACCTTCCTCATTTAATACATACTGCTACAACAGCAATCACGGCACAGGTAGCATATACATTACGCTGTGTTCTAATGCGTCTGGTCTTTTTCTGCTCCTGCTCGATTTGCTTCATCAACTGATCGTATAATTCGCTGCTCTTCTGCAATGAGTTCTTTGCACTCTCCAATGAGCGTTTGGAGTTGGTCAATGCTTCTTGCGTTACTGATAGCTGCTTCTCCGCTTCTGATAACTGCGTCAGTAGCTTTTCCGAGGTCAACTTCTGCGTAGTCAAGATGTCGCTGGCCAGACTCAACTTCGCTTCGAGCAGATTGGTTTTCTCCTTTAAGCTGTTCCACTGTTCTAATTGTATCTGTATTGTGCGAACTTCCGCAGCCTGTGATACTGAGCAGCCAACAGAAGCACCCAAGCACAACAAGAAAAAGAACAATGGAGCCAACATCGTTACACGGATATTTCTCATTCATTGCTACCTCCCATTAGGAGTATTACCATAAGCAGGAATACCATACGGAGTGGTCAAGTCAACGCCTGCAACATACTGATAGGTGTTCTCTGCTCTATTGGCGTACCCTGCCCGGTACATTTCTCCTACATCGGCAGCAATCCAATAGAAGTTCTTAAACATATCTTTCACAGCCTTTAAGCTGCGAAGGTCAACGTGCATATAACGTGCCTGTAAAAACTTTTTGACCACATAAGTGGAAGTAGGACACCACATCCCACAATAGATAAGGCAACGAGTATCGTCCAATGTAGGTACAGTCTTTAATGCCTCAACATACTTTAAACAGTCCTTGGATAACAGTTCAAGCTGCGCCTTGCGCCCTGCTTCGCTGTCTAGCAGTTCTCTCAGCATAGGCAGTTCGCCACTAGCTTGGATATTCACGTAGGAGCGATTCACAAATTCTTCGCCCCCAGGAATCATGCGGAGCAGGTTATTTGCTCGCTCATTTTCCCATTGTGAAATTCCAATTGAAGGGTACGAATATGCCGTACTCTTGGCAACGCTATCATACGCTCCCTCGATACCTGTTTTAATAATGCCCTTGGCAATCTCTTTAGCAAGATTCTCGTCCCAACTCATTTCTGCTCACTTCCAATCTTAAACATTCTGCACTCAATAGCTTTATTGCCTAATTGCACTAACACAAGCGCAACAACAGTAAGGCAGAAAGGCTCATAAATGCCCCATGGCACGTTTTTTATAGCAAGGTATATAGATATGCCTGCCCACACTAAAAAAGCAACCACAGCCGTAAATCTGCCTACGCTGAGACTATTCTCATCCTTCTTCAGCATATTTAAAAACTTTCTCATGTGCTCACCTTCTAAATAGTAAAGCCGTGACGATGTGTCACGGCTTTTGTTTTAGTTATCCTTAATTTTTAAACTTCTGATATTTTCCATTACAGTGTCGATAACACCATTAGCGCCTAAAGCTTCATATGCTTTGTAACAGGCTTCGATGCTGTCAAGCGCTGCGATTGGGATATGCCCTTTAGCTGAGTAGTAGCTATGCGCCTGGATAATTCTATCTCTGAGCAGTGATTGAACACCATATTTCAGAGCGTTGTTTTCCGTGTGCATTACTTTCAGTTTTGCCCAAAAGTATGCAGCAACAGCACCGGCTATCACATTTACGCTATTCAGCAGAAGCTTGTTCAGAATATCGTCCATATTACACCTCGATAATATTTATATTTCCCCTGCATATTTAGCTTAATCAAAATATTTGCCGTATTTCTCAGTAGCTTGTCTTGCAAGCTGATTCATCTTGGCCTTGCGTTGGTCAATGAGTTGACGCTTGCGCTCAGCAGTGAGTCTGCTCTTTGTGATTTTGTCAATATCCTTGCGGATATTGCTAATCATCATGCCAGTTTTGCGGATGGCCTGTACCGCTTGGGTAGGTTTACCCTTGACGCCATAGCCTGTATGCTGTCTGTTGGCTGCATCAAGCATACCATAGAAGTCGTTGAGCGGTCTGCTCAAATTGGCATCCGTCACGGCAAAATCACGGAACGGAGCGTATTCATACCAATTCTTTGCAGGTTGGTTCTTGGCCTTGTCGGTAGCATAGTCTGGTAGGCTCCACAGCAGAGCACCCATAGTGCCTGTATAGCCACGCACAAGGTTATCAACCTTCATCGGAGATACTTTCAATACACTTCCTATACCCTTAGAAGTTTCGGAAGTATAATCGGTGTACTGCAATTCATCCGGCAATCGTTGGTATTTAGCACTTACAATAGGACGACCCTTAAATCTTGAATAGTTGGCTTGCCATTCTAGCAAAGGAAGTATCAATGTAGGAATAAGGCTAGGAGCCATATTTGCAAATACGGCATCTTTCCAATTCTTCATAGCTTCTGGGTCTTTTCCGTTTGCTTGGTCTAGCAATGCTTCAAAGCCACTACCAAAAATAACACCAGCCTCTTGTGGTTTAGGAATACGGATATTCTTACCTAAGCACCAGTAGTTATTCTTAATATCTGGGTCAAGGTCTTTATACCAATCATCGTCATGGTTGATGCACCACAAGAGCAAGCTAGGCAGGACGATATACTTAAACAATTTAACAGAAGTACCACGGAAGTCCTCTTTAAAGAGTCTACGCATTTTGTCGCCACCTTGGATGCAAGCATTGAAGAAGGGAACTACTTGGTTAATTTGCTCGCCTACTCTACCACTTCTAGAGAAGTCCAAAGTAACCTCTCTAGCTGCCCTTGCTGCTTCCTCAATGGATAAACCTTTCTTTCTAGCCTTCATGAACTCACCCATACGAGTAGAAGATTCAAAGAAGTCGCTAGCTGCTTCAAGGTGCTGTGCTGTCCACTTAATCATTTCCCACAGGCCGACAGGCTTTTCCCCTGCCATTCTGTCAATGGATTTGATACGTTGTTCTTGAGAAGAATAGAAGTTAAACTCTGTAACGCCAGCCGCTTCAAATTCTGCTCTCAGAGCTGGGTCGCTCCACAATGCTTTCATGCCACGCAGGGTATCAAGAATAGGAATGAAGCCATTCTTGCTAGATACACCTGCAAAGAATGTATCGCGGATAACATTGCGCAGGATAAAGCCTGGGGACATTGTTGCGCCTGTTCTCAGCATCTTGGCTGCTGTCCTAGCTACACCGAAAACAAGTCCGGCAGCAGGGACATTGTAGCCAACAATCGGACCATACAATTCCTGTGTGGTCTTATATGCCTTCTTCTTGCCGTTTACCAATACTGTGAATACGCAGTTCTTGGGGTCTGCCACCGCATTGACTACTTCACCATTCTTGCCGATAACCTCTGGTACTTCTTGGATAATATCTTCCATGCCAGCTTCTTTAGCAGTATTCACCGCCATTAAGCCTACTTTATTGCGCTCTGCTCTGTTCAGCATTACTGCGTAGGATTTGAGCACAGTTTCCAAGGGGTTGAGCACACCACGCTCGCTACCACTAATGCTAATCTTCTTCAAGGGAATAGACACATTACCAATGCCACGGCCACCAGTAGTAAGGCCGTTAATGAAGCTGTCGGCAGCAGCAGTATCGGAGAAGTCACGAAGCAGTGGGCAATACTTCTTGTACTTAGTACGCAGGACTTGTGCAAGCTCGTGGCTGAATACTCCTGCATCTTCCATGACGCTAATCATGTTGTCATTAACCTTGTAGAAAATATCGGCAGCCTTTTTGAACTCCACAGGAACATTTCTTGTGAACTGTCTCAATTCTGCTTCGGTCAAGCCTTTAGGAAGTTTGTATTCTTCGCCTTGTGCCTTGGCAATAGCGTTCATTTCTAACAAACGCTCTGCACCAAGATATGCACCAAGGGCATTTACCCAAGAGTCGAAGCCGTTCTGCTTTAAATAGTCTGGATGAGCCTTATCCATTGTTTCCTTGTTGATAGCATTTAATGCCATAGCAAGGGTAACTCTGTGCTTCATCTTGACATTTTTAAGATGTTGGTTAGCTACATCAATGTGTTTTGCTGTGCCTTCACTCATTGCCTTTAAGAAGCCAGCAGTAGTAGAAGGAAGGTTTTGTACTTGCTCATAGAGAGTAAGTCCGCCCTTGGCCTTGGTCAATCCGTCAAAAGCGTGGAGCACATCGTTCTTATCCACATAGTCGGAATAGAAGCTGTTCCAATGCTCTTTAAAGAAGTCTTTGGCAGATTGGATTGTTCCCTTGCGCTCGGTGTTGGTAAAGGCAGAAGCGATTTTGCTCTTTGTAGGAGCAACAGACCACTTGACTTCTCCTGCATTTGATGTTACATTATCATCAGAAGCAGTATTACCACTACCGATTTCGGACGTATACTGAGGGCTGTTTTTATCGGCATGATGTATAGTGGTTGCTGCTTCTTTTTTATGCCACATCGTCTTTACCGCAAGTTGTTTTTTCTTAGTGCCAACAACTTCAACAACAGTATACTCTCCGTTTTCCTTTGCCTTTATAAATCTGATAGAATCTCTGCCCTTGTAGCGAGTTCCTTTTTTAATACTTGTAGGAGCTTTGATTATCTCTAATGCTTGAGTAATTTCCTCCTCAGTAAGCCCAATTTGGTCAGCTTGTTTTTCGTTTCCTTCTCCATGTTGATTATTGATGTGTCTAACATCCTCCCCACGCCAAACATGAGTATAACCATCAACATTTATGCCAGTTGCTTCTAATATTGCTTTTGCTTCAGCATCAGTAACCTTGCCTAAAAGAAGTCTCAATGCGCTGTTAGGATTATTTAGAGCAGCATTAACGAATTTTTTAATGCTTGCAGGAGTGATATTGAATACAGGAGCATCAGCTTCACTATAAACTAATTGCTCCCAAGCCTTGCCACTCTCTAACTTGCGGAAGATATTTCCTTTATTATTGGCATCAATAAACATAGTGTATAGCTTGTTAAGGAAGTCCTTTGCCTTTTGGTACAGCTTACCAAACATAGAGCCTTGCCCTTTTTGGCGTTTGATTACCCATTCCTTATAGGCATCGGCAATTTCCTCGTCAACGCTACGCCCTGTTTCTTTAGCCTTATTAGAGAAATATTTATACAAGGCTGCTCTTTCTTTATCGTTCAAACACAAATCCATAGCAGCATGAAGCGTTTCATGGAAGGCCGTACCAATACGACTATTGCGAGATACTCTTAATACACCGTCAACACTTGCATCTGTCATTCGTTCCCAAGCATTCCAATAGCCTTCCGCTGCGCTAGCAGTACGATTATGGGCTTTACCTGCTTGTGCTGCCTGTTGTTCGTTCAGCAGAATTTTATCCTCGATATAGATACCTAACCTCTTGCCGTTTGGCATAGTAGCAACGTATCCACCATCTTTTTGGATTTCAAGCTTTGCATTTGGCAAGGCTTTTTTTATTTCTGCTTCAACTTCTGCACGTGTACGAGTAGGCACTTCATCAATATTGCCAAGCATATACTGCCTTTGGATTTTGATAGCTTCGTCACTGAATACTACAAAAGCGTCCTTGTCGCCCTTTTCCCAATAGTGCAAGCCCTTAATACCATTCTTATTCAGCAGTTCAGAAGCTTGGCGAGCAGCATCAATATTGTTTTCGATAAAGTCTGTATTATCGTCAATCTCGGTGTTATCGCCCATGATAGCTTGCATGAGCTTGGTGTAAATGTCTGCACCATAGCTGTCCTGCGCCTTGATAGTATTAAATTCTCGACTAGCACCAACCTCAGCAAAAGCTTTTTGTAAGCCTTTCTGTACTGCCTTAGGTTGTTGGCTAAAGATTTTATCCTCGTCAAGAAGTTCGTCATTACCAGGGATTAAGGTTTCATAAGTAGCTCCTGCCTTAGTAATTTTGATATTGCCATTCTCGGCAAGGGAAATAGCTCTGCGATAAGCAGCACTGCCATCGGAGTTCTCTTTCAGATAATCGATTGCGTCCGCTTCGTCCTCGGTCATATACAGAGCGTTGGCAAGCAGATTTTCTGCGCTGTTACCATTAACAGAGATTTCCCTATCATTAGTACCAATGAAGGTTTCTGCTTCTCGGTCATAACGATAGCGCACGCCATCAATAGTAAATTCCATACCAGCACCATCGCCCGCAGTTTCAGCGCGATAAGCATTTGCTACTTTCTCATCCTTGGCAAAATACAGGCCATAGCCATGAGTAAGACCGCCAGAGCCTTCGCGCAAATGATCCATAGTGAACTTGTTGAAAATGCGGTTAGTGCCGTGGTAGGCAGTTTGAGCAACAGAATATTGAGTAACGCCGTCATTAGAAGGAGCATCATTCTTATTCAACAGTTCTAAAGCTTGGCGAGCAATATCTTCAGCAGAAGGAGCCTCATTCATTTTTTGCAGTTCAGCTTCAATTTCATCAGAACGCTTTTGGAGTTTCTCATATTCCTCTTGATATTTAAATGGCTTATTCAGCTCTGCTTCAATAGCCTTAATACGCTTTTGAGTAGACTCGATGCCATTTTTTGCAGAAACATAAATTTTATCAGGCATATTCATTACGGTATATTCCATAGAGCCTAGAGTGTATTCGCAAGGATATACATTCTTGCCGATAACCTCAGCTCGATATGTAGTCATTTCTGCTCTATGAACATTACCATAAGCATCTTTAAAGGCTTCACCTTTAAGATAAATCTTACCTTTAACATCGAAGCCGCCAAGCTTGATAGTAGGCAGAGATACATTATCTATGCTCTTTTCAATGGCTTCTTTTGCCTTTGTTCTGCTATCATAGGTTGTACCGCCTATCTGGATAGAGAAGTTGTCGCCTTTAATGTCGATACGCTTTTTAATATCCTCTTTAGCACCCTGCATCTTTTCTTCAAGTACTTTTAGCGTGATAGGCAAAGTAGCTAATTCACGTTTATTCTTAGCTTGGTCTTTCTTATAGTTATCTGCTAAAGCGGAGTATTGATTCAACTTAGCATTGACCATAACACGTTCTGCCATAAGAGGATTTCCACTGGCCAATGCTTCAATTTCTGCAAAGCTTAATACAGTAGCATCGGTATCTTCCAAGGTGCGTTGAGTAAGGTCGCCGCTCATAGCCTGCCCAATCATGGTAGCTTTATTCTTGATTTTCTCCCACATATTTGCATCAAAGCTACCTTTAGTTACATAGTTGAAAATCTCTACTTCTTCATTCTCGTTGCCTTGACGAAGAATACGACCTTCGCGCTGTTCTATGTCCCTGGGTCGCCACGGAGCGTCAACATGGTGCAAAGCTACCAACTTCTTTTGAATATTAGTTCCTGCGCCCATTTTCTCTGTTGAGCCAATAAGAACGCGAATATCGCCACGCCTACACCGTTCAAATAGCTGTTCTTTGGCAGCTTTTGTTTTTGCATCATGAATAAAAGCTACTTGGTTAGCAGGAACGCCCTTCTTGATAAGCCCCTTCTTGATTTCCTCATAAACAGTGATATTGGTATTATCTTCCTGTTCTTCAGATTCCTCATTATCACTGATAAGCTCTTTATCGCTTGCGCCTTTAGGAGTAGACAGGTCGCAGAAAATTAACTGTACGCCCTTCTTGTCTGCTGTTTCCTCATACTTAGCATAAGTATGGTCTATTACAGCTTGCACTTTAGCACCTGACACAGCAGCAGGAACAGTTGGGTCAACAAGCCTAATATCAAGAGAAGCTTTGCGCAAATCACCAGTTAATTTGAGCATATTATCTTCCGTGGGGTCTACCTGTTTATTATGGATAGCATTTGCTCTTCTAGAAGCTTCTTCATCAATATAAGTCTTTAATGCACTGTTCATCGGCACTTCAATAACAGTAGGCTTATTATTTTTAAGGTCAGGAACTTTAATATCAAGGTCCTCACGCTTTTTAACATCAGCTACTTTTCGGAACATCTTAATGAGTTCCGGCATATTATTGAATTTAGTAAACTTTTCAACAGAGCGATAACCACTACCATCGGGAGCCAATTCAGTAGCAGTTTCTTTAGTGGCAAAAGTAGATGCCCAGTTATCAAAGAAGCCTAAGTTTTTCTCCTTTAAGCCCTTCATATCAAGATAACGTAGCATTGTAAACATCTCTGCCATGGTATTAGATATAGGAGTACCAGTTGCAAATACCACGCCACGGCCATTATTGGTGCTTTGGATATATTGAGTTTTCATAAACATATCCATAGAGCGTTGGCTATTAGTATTTGACATGCCAGCAATTCTAGTCATTTTAGTTGGGAAATACAGATTTTTAAACATATCTGCTTCATCAACAAAAATCTGGTCAATGCCTAATTGCTCAAACGGAATAACAATATCCTTTTCTTCTTCTTTGATGTCACGCTTGAGTTTTGTTTCTAAAGACTTTTTGGCCTTTTCCAACTCCTTAACGCCTGGGTCTTTACCTCTGCTTTCCTGTTTTGCTTCAATCAATGCCTGCTCAAGCTCTGCTAATTGAGTTTCGTAAAACTCATTATATTTTGTAGGAGACATCGGAATACGCTTAAACAGGTTATGGCTAATAATAATGCCGTCCCAATCCTCAGTAGCAATTTTGCTGAGAGTAGCTTGTCGCTTCGCATTTTTCAATGCTCTACGTCTCTTTCGCTCAAGGGGCTTCATCTTGCTTGCACCAGGAATATTCACATCCGGCAAGGTGTCGTTGCTAAGTGTCAGCAGTTTGGCATTAGGATAGATTCTGCGGAACTCGTTCTCAAACTGTTGCAGCATATGGTTAGGAATTACAAACATAGACTTATTAGCAAGCCCTAAACGCTTTAATTCCATAGCTGCGGTCTGCATTGTCCAGGTCTTACCAGAGCCAACACAGTGAGCAATTAGGGCAGTACCATCTTGAATAATTCGCCATACTGCGTTTTTCTGGTGGTCTTTCAATGCAGGCTCAGCAGTGCTGTATCCTGGGAAAGTAAGTGCACTGCCATCATATTCACGCAGTACCCAGTTATTGTAGTTGCGATTGTAGTATGCGAGTAGTCTATCAGCACGGGTTTTATCCTGCCAAATCCAATCCTTAAACTTCGCTTGAATTTCCTTCAGCTTAGCTTGTGCAGCAAGAGTAGCTTTAGCGTCAACATGATAATTGCCGTTTTCGTCTTTATATTTAACAGTAGGAGTAGACTGATTCAAGGCATGACTTAACAGTTCTTTAAATGATTTATCAGCAGTACCCCAGGTTTGAGTATTCTCTACACCATTTTTAGTGTTATAGTCAGTCCATCCCCAATCAACAAGCCAAGAACCAGTCTGCGGAACATATCTAATATCGAGTGCGTCTCTTCTTGTATTTAACAGGTCGGCAGCAAATTGTTGAATATCACTAGTGGGTATCCACGGAGTACCAAGGCCAACAGAAATATCTTCCTGTTGCAGGTCTTTAGGCTGTACCTTTTTAAGAGCTTCAATATTTCTTTTATATGCAGGGTTAGCTTTAGCCGCCATTTCAGCTATTTCTAGTTTTTCCCTAACATTGCCGGATAAATATTCTTCTGCTAGCTCATAGCCTTCGGTAACAGGATTGTTGTATACTCTATCGCCTAGTTCCTCTACAATACTGCTTTCGCTCTGTCCGCCTAACAGTTTTGAAATATAAGCTAAATCCACATTACCTGTATTGCTCAAAGATAATGACAAAGCATCATTGATATTATCCGCTTTAGTTACTTCGATAACAGGATTTACAGTACGCTGTGTAAAAACAGCACGTTTCTTAGCAGTAACTTTCTTTTTATCAAGTGGGTCTACTTGATAATCTTCGATAGATTCAATAATGCCATAGTCTGGGTCAATACCTAAAGCATTTATATTCTTAGGAGCATTTACGTATCCATGTTTCTTAACAAAGTTATCGTATGCTTCATTCAGCTTGACTCTTTGTTCATCTAATTGTTCATCAGTAGTTTGTGGGTCTACCTGTGCTTGCAATAGAGTTTTTACAGCGTCACGCAGTTGGATATAGTCTTTAGCTTTCTCCTGTGCCGTTTCTACTAATACCTCCATTTTACCTTGGTTATTATGATATACAAGGCCATCAGTATGTACTAAGAGAGTGCCTTCTCTGCTCTTGCTCGGAGCAAGGAATGTTTTGGCGGATTCAATAGAATTTGTATTCCTAGTGCTAGTTCTCGGCTTGTAAATATCCTTGGGCAGTTTAGATACAAGTTTTTGCATAGCCTGTTCAACATCAACGCCTGTACCATCAAGAATAAGGCTTCCCCATTGTCCACCTGCTTTGAGCTCACCAATAAGCATATCTGGATGCTTGGCATAATACTCATTGATTTTCAAGTGTTCTCCCCATTTAGAAACAACACCGCTATCTTCATAGTTGAGCCATTCTTGGTTATATTTGCTAGGCAATGTACCAGGCTCACGCTTTTGCAGGATGATAACATCAGAAGTAACTTCTGTACCTGCATTCCCCTTAAAAGTGGTATTAGGCAATCTTACAGCAGCAATCAAATCTGCCTTGCCTTTTAACAGTTCACGCAACTTCTTGGAGTCCGCACTACCTTGCATAGTATCAGTGGAAGTTACAAAGCATACTAAGCCACCTGGACGAACTTGGTCCATAGCTTTTGCAAAGAAGTAATTATGAGATTTGAAGCTGTATTTTGCATATTTAGGGTCATAGATTGATACGCCAAAAGGCACATTACTGATAACAACATCAAAATAGTTATCAGGATATTTAGTCCCTTCATATCCTGTTTGCTCGATATTGGCTTTTTGATAGAGCTGTTTAGCAATCTTTGCAGTAAGTGGGTCAATCTCCACGCCATTTAAAGCGCTGTTTTCTTTCATCCCTTTAGGCATAACACCGAAGAAATTGCCAGTACCCATAGAAGGCTCTAGGATTTTACCACTCTTGAAGCCTAATCTATCAAGCATCTTATAGATGTTCTTGATAACGCCAACAGGGGTATAGAACGCAGTATTGGTGGATGCCCTAGCAGCTTTGTACTCATCAGACGTTAGAAGTTCTTTCACTTCCTTGGCTTCCTTTGTCCAAGCAGGGTCCATAGCATTGCCACTTGCGTTAATAGAAAACACCGAGGATAAGCCACCCCAGCCTACATACTTAGCTAGGATTTTTTGTTCACTCGGTGTTGCTAATCTACCTTCAGCTTCAAGCTTTTTCAAAAGCTTAATAGCATTGATATTATTCTCATATTTAGTTTTCGGACCACCTTCACCTAAAGACTTTTCAGTGATGGTGTAATTATGACCAGGAATCTCGCTGGCCTTGGCATCCTTCTTTTGTGCAGGAGTTAATACATCATTTCCTCGTTCAGCAGTTCCTGCGCTACTCTTTCCGCTTCTCGGATTTTCTTGTATGCCTCCATCATTGTTGCGTCCTTCGGTATTGGGTCGCTCTTTAGGATACTTTGTTTCAGGTCGTTGAACCTGCTGTTCGCCGACATGTAGTTGTCCAGTACCAGCTTGTTCCACGTTCCGTTCTTCTTGGCTTCTGCCACTTCCTTCGGATACCTGTCCTCTAGGTACCTCTGAATATCGCCCTTCGTTGTTTCCATTGTCAGTAACCTCCTTTGTGGACTTCTCTACTTTAGATTGTACCACACCTTGGTTATCATTTTCCATGCCTTGTTGCTCTTTTTTGCCATCATCAAACATGTTGTTAATGGTGTTCAGTTGTTCCAAAGACATGTTGTTCAGAGCATCTTCGTTAATCAAAGACTCTGGATTGTCAGTAAAGGTAGTAGCCGTGGCTTGTTTTCGAGAAGAACGTTCTTTTAATTCCATTAAGTCTAAAGACTCAATGCCAGCTTTTTCGAGCACTTTATCAATGTTATTTTTTATAACATCTGCATAATCATTAGCATCCGGTAAAGTTTCTACTCTGCTTAATCTAATAATGTCATTGATTGAACTGTTTACAAATTCTTCTTGCTGTTTATGAGCTAGTGGAACTAACAGCTTTCTAATTCCAGAATTACGATTGCTACCAGCAGCAGCTTTTTGGTATTCCTCAACAGAAATTTTAAAAGGATTAGAACCTTCAACCCAAGTAACAGTTATCATATTGTCTTTTAATTTAACTGTTAAATTCCAATCCTTTGCCTTAGCCATATATGTTTTACCGTTCTCGCTATTATTTTTATTATATTCAATCATAGCATTGTCAGAATTACCTACTGTTCTTGTGATAGGTTTATATGCTTCTGGTAAAGGTCTAAATGGATTTTTTACACTGCTTGCTACAACTTCTAACGAATGAGCATCAAAAGTATTGTTAGCGTCTAATTCTACTTTACTGTTATACCCATCTACATGATATTTATTGCCATGTTTTGCGGTTTCGTTCCTATCATATTTATAAACAACAAAGTAAAAATCATCTTTAGGAATATGAAGAACTACTTGCCCTTTGTTAAGTCTATCCTCGCCGAACTTGTTCACAGCATCATCATAAGACATAACACTATCAATGCCTAACAATTTGCCAAAAGCTTCGGTCATATCTTCACGCTTGAAGTCGAATTTATCTTGTTCAGTAGTAAGGTTTTGGGTATTAGCAGGCTTTTGTTGAGTATCAGAAATAGAATTGATGTCTGAAAGCCCTTTATAAATAAGAGTATCTTTGTTGTTGGAAGGTACAAAGTTATCTTTGATAAAGTCGTTAAACTCTCTAGGAATAGCGTTCCTAATATTTCCTTTGTTATCAATGCCAACAAGAGAATATCCTTTAAAGGCAGCATCATCTAAGAGATTATCAGTTACATAATAATCAACATTGATATATACATCTCGGTTATGGGAAATGTTTTTAAATGCTTCTCGCCATGTTTGGCCTTTGTACAAGCTACCTGTTTTCTTCTTGTCAAAGTTAATATTAGGATATTTGCTCATATCCTTTTCAATAGCATTTTCTAATTTTGCTTTTCTTTCTGCATAGCCATCTGCTTTATTTGTGCTATCTTTTGCAGGAGTATTTTTATCCTCTTTTGCTTTTTGTCTTGCCTTGAAGTCCTCAATATATTTTACATAATCATCGTATGTATTAGCAGTATCTCCAAAGCCGTTGATTTCAATGGGTTTACCTGTCCAATTCCTAACAAAGTCAAAAGACTCTTTGTTAAGATTTGTCTCCATTCTATAAATGAAAGGTGCATCGGTAAAATCATGATTACGAGTCCAACCATTTTCTTTGAGATAATCAATTAAAGCTTGGTCGTTATGCTCGTTTAATTTGTCAGTAGCAATTTTTGAGCCTTTAAAACTACCGTCAGTGAAAATGGTTACTTTATCGCTAGAAAGTTTAGGAATAGGCTTTTCCTCAGTACCTTCAAGATGTTTAGCAAGTTCCATAGCATTAGCGTTGCTCTGCTTTGCCCACCAATGCTGCTGTTGCTTGCTCCACCGATAACCGCTTGCAGAAAGTTTGCTAGTTACTTCTTTGCCTGGGGATATGTTGAATTTGAGTTCTACGCTTTTTTTATCTTCGTTGTAGTTTACATCTACTGTTACACCCTCTGGCAGATTTGCTTTACCTTTGGTTTCAGTTTTTGGCTCTTCAATCTTTTCAGGCTTCTTCTCAACAGGTTTTTCCTCTTTAGGCTGCTTTACATTTTGATTAGCTTGGGTATTTTGTTTTTCCTCGGCTTTTGCACCTTGGGTATTCTTAGCGACTTCACGCTTTTGCTCGGCTTTTTCATTTTGTGTTCCTTTCTCTGCGTTGTCCCATTGTTGGGCAGCTCTAGCATTGACTATATTTGCAATAGCCTGTCTAGCTTCGACCTTGGCTTGGTTTTCGGCTTCGTTGGTATCCCACATCCCAGCAGCTCTAGCATTGACAATATTGGCGATAGCTTGTGCAGCCTTTTGACGCTCTTTAGCATCTACACTAGCCTGGCTATCAGCTTCGGCCTTATCAAATCTACCTGCTGCCAAAGCGTTGACGATATTGGAAATACCTTGCAAGGATTGCTGTTTAGAAGCATTAGTATCTTCTAGATTATCCCATTTGCCAGCAGCGCGAGCATTAACGATGTTAGCAATATTCTGCAATGCCTGTTGGCGTCTATTGCCATACTCTTGCTGTGTGGCGTCCCACTTCTGGGTAGCTACATTACCTAAGATATTAGCAATAGCTCTGCGCCGTTGAGCTAATTCTGCTTCATTCTGTTGTTGAGCATTTTTGTTATCGTAGTATTCCGGCGGCAACAATCTAGCATTATCGAACAGATTAGTAATAGCTTGCTCTGCCATTAAGCGGTCAGCAGTAGCATTAACGTCACCAGGTTGCTGTACAACTTGTGGTTGGAACGCAGTTTTATCGGTAGCACCTCTATTAGCAGCCAATGCAAGGTTAGCAGCATTTACTTGTTGGCGCAGGTTTTGTGCACTGCCAATAGGCATATTGGATTGATTCAGTCCTGCTTTGTTAGTAATATTGATAGGATTGGTCACTGCGTTGCCTGTTGCCATAGCTTTTCTTGCAGTGTAGGCAGAAGGAGTTGCGCCAAGTGCTTTGTTTTGGGTAGCCTTAGTAATTGTGCCAAGGCTAAAAGGTTGGCTCAAAGTATCGCCATTGATAGGGTTGACAATCTCCGGCATAACGCCTTTGCCCATAGGAGTATTGCTAGCAGCTTCAGCAAAAGCAGCTCCTTTTCTAGCTCTTTCAGCAGCTTGCTGTTTCGCAAGCTCTTCTTGCATTGTCTGCTCAAACAACTTGCTCATAAAAGCATTAGGCATTTTGGTGCTACCAAGAGCAGTATTTAAACTTGATGCTCCTAATTGCTCACTATTAAATCCATTTTGCATAGCAAGATATTGGTCAGGAGTCAATGTGGGATTATTCATTGTAGCATAATCATCAAGATTATATTTGCTTCGCTTACCTTCTGCGTTGATACTACCTTCAATACCATCATAAACTTCTGTGCCAAGTTCTGCATTATCCATTGGCAATGCTTTTTCTTGTACATCAGTAAGAGGTTGATAGCCTTTTTCGTACCAATATTTACCATCAAAACCTTGTACAGGTTTTTGATTGTCCAATTCTGCCTGTTGCTCCTGCACCTGTGTTGCACGATAAACGCCAGGAATAGAACCAAGGCCGATGCTACCTGCCAAGCCTTTTTGCCATGCTTGGCGTTGGCTATCTGTCCAATCAAACGGATTCAACGGATTACCTACTTCTTTACCTAAAGCAGAATCACTAGCCGTGGTCTGCAAAAGTTCTTCAGTAGAGTTTTGAATGCCCTCTGCTCCAACAGCAGGGAGTGCTCTAGTAGGAGCTTTATATAAACGCTGTAACCATGTTTCGCCCTCTTTAGCAGAAGGACGGAACAAAGAGCCTTTTAACAATGAGTATTCTAAAGCATTGCTAACAGGAAGAATAGCCATGTTAGCAGCAAAATCTCCGATAGTGCCTAATCTCGGATTCTCCATGCCCATAGCATTTGCTTCTTGTGCAGTATTGCCCCACTCGCTTAATGCTTCTGGTACAGAGCCTACTGCACCTCTAGCCATATCTGTGAGAGCTGCTTGTCCTGCTTTAGAAGCTGCCCATTGTGCGACTTTATTTCCACCATATTTAGCAAGAGTGCGTCCTGCTAATCCTGCTGCACCTGCCGCGGCTCCAGCAGGAATCATTGCACCAAAAGGCATAAGAGCAGCAGCAGAAGCACCAGTACTAACAATATCATACCAAAGGCCGTAAGGGTCAGTGGCATATTGCCAATTCCAAATACTATCATAATCACGCAATCTAGCATTATCCTGTGCCGTTTTCTGCAAGCTGTCTGCCATACCTTCTGCGCCTACCAAGTAGCCTAAGCCACCTGCCATGCTAGCCAAAGTGCCTACACCTGCGCGTTTGGCAGCACCTAAAAAGCCATCATCATTAGCAGTATCAGCTTGTTGTGGCTGAGCGTATCCTTGCATGATTTGATTGTACGCACTATTTTGATTTGCTAGTTTTCGTTGTTGTTCATCAGTTAATAACGGATTAGCCATGTTATTACTCCTTTATCAAAGGCGTGAGTTGTTGTTCTCACGCCTTAATAACAATTACCAGTTGTCAAATGCCTTTGTGTTCAAAAAATAATCTAATCCACGGCCTTCTTCTAATGCCTTTGCAAAACCTGTCCTTTCATTTGGGTTTGCACCATAGGACAAGAAGTTAGATTGGTTCTGCCTATATCTTCCAATAGGCTCAACATATTCCGGTTCTTTAGTTTTCGATGCTGGCATGATGCCAAGGTCAGTAGCTACATTCCTAAATAAAGGACCATCGCCCATTTGTTCCTTCAATCCTTTGTAGACTTCTTCTTTAGATTTTACCTTTAATGCTTCAAGGCCAGCTGTCATAGCATCATCGTAGTTATTCCAATCAGGGTCACGATTAGCAAATGCGCTTCCATTTCCTGTGTTTTCTTCAGAAAACGCTAAAGAAGCAATATGTGCTTCTAACATATTTGCTTGTTGCTTAAGTTGCGGATTCTCTGATGCTCGCCAAGCTTCAATCTGCTTATTAGCAGCGTCAAGGTCTTTAAAGTATAATCTTCCAAAATAGAATCCATTGTCTGGTCTAGCATTAGTAGTTCTAGTGCCACGATTGCCAGCTCCGTAAATCCTTCTAATAGCTACTTCTCTTTTAAATTTTTCCTCAGCGTCCTTGCGTTCATCTTCTCTACGCTTTTCATAAAGTTGCTCGTTATAAATATCTCTAGGACTAATCGTACCTGTACTCAACATCTTTGCTGTTGCAGGGTCATACTGCGCCAAAGTCTGCAAATCAATCATAGCCTTCATTGAATCCATTGGAGTAGGTGCTTTGTAATTGCCTTGCTCATCCATAGTGCCGTAAAGATTCTGCATGATGCTAGGGACTAGCACATCCCTAGCGCGCTTTGCAACATCATTCTTCACGTCTACCATTTTTTCATCAATGATTTCTTTATTGATACCTGCTTGTTTCAATCGGCTGCGCACATTGTCCTCGGTATAACCTGGGTTCCAATTTGTAGCCTTGCGCTGTGCAGGAGTGAGTGAAGCTTGCTGTTGATAGTCGCTAGCAGTAGCACGCATAGCATTGGCCACAGCTCTGTCCTTGCCAAGAGAAGATTTAAGAGTATCTAAGGCAGAAGGTGCGCTGAATTTAAAAGGGTCCTGTTGCTCTGCGTACTGCGCGCCCATGCCCATGTAGTCTACGCCTTTGTTTACTCCAAGGTTGCCTAAGCCTGTGATTTGTCCTACTGCCTGTGCAGCCTGTCGCTGTGCATTATCATTAACAATAGCCTGTGCTGCGTTTTCTGCAGGAGTGGAGCGCATATTGGCTATGCGCTCAATCTCTTGTTGGTTCTTCATTTCTTCGATAATCTTATCAGCTTTTGCACTTTGGCGTTCGTTAGCATTTTTATTCCAGATACTTCCGTATGTAGCACCAACAATAGCGCCTAGTGTCCCCCAAGGGTCACGGTTAAAATCTAAATAGTTTATCTGCATAGCCAACACCCCTTACCATTTCTTCTGAACAAAGCCACTATTGCCCATCCAGTTGCCCACGGCATTGCCTAAGAAGCTGCCTAAGCCACCGCCACTAGATTTCTGTGTCGTAGTTGTAGTGCCGTATTTGCCAGCGATTTGTCCAAGAGTGCCAGAGTTTGCAGAATCCAAGCCCAAAGACAGCTGCCACATTTGTTTAGGAATATTGATTGCGGCATCTTGTGCACCAGCAGCAGTAGTAATACCTTGTCCTGCATTAGCAATTTGGTCATTGTACAAGTTGCCCAAAGTCTGAATGTTATTAGTGTAGTTCTGAGCCATTGTATCTGCCACGTTCTTACTAATATCATTCATGCCTTGTGTCATAACACTACTATTAACAATACCTTTATTGCCCATGTTGTTAAGCAGATTGCCAAAAGTATTCTGTACACCGCTCTGAGTAGATTGTGTCATATTGTTAATATATTCCTGCGGTAACTGTCCAGTGGCAAGCTGTCCAAAGCTCTGCTGTGCATTAGCTATTTGCTGCTGTGCATTTTGATTTGCAGTATTAAAATCATACTGAGTATCAGCAAAGCTGTTCCACAAAATGTCGCCTGCACGTTGGTTTAGCTGTACCATGTTGGGGTATATCTCATTGAGGTATCCCATTTGCTGTGCCAGCAAAGCGCGTTCTTCAGGGGACATTTGATAGACTTGTGTTGTAGTGCTACCACCTTTGAACATTTGCAGGTTAAAATAAAACTTGTTCATTTTGTTACCTCTACTACAACGTAATAAGCATTACGCTGCTTTTCTTTGTCCCACCATCTAGGCCAACAAAAAAAGCGCAGCCCTTCATGGGTTACGCCCTCTATCTTGTATCCGTTGTGCCGTTCAGGTTGAATTTCTTTTTTTGTTATCTTGCCACCCATCCCCCGCAAATAGGGCAGTATGTTTCTTGTACAAGTAGTACAAAATCTTGGTATATTGTGTTCCCTGCAAAATTGTATGCCCCATCCATACCAGAACTTGCCATCTCCGCAAGTTTCTTCTATGGCTAGGACACTTCTATCAGAGCTAAGCATAAACTGGGCATATCCTTTTTCAGAATCGTATACAGTTTGCGCCCCTGCCGGAACTGTATGCTTGTCCCCTGACTTTGCTTCATATAGCTTTACCCATTCTTCAAATGATTTACCCATGCTATCACTCCTGTTAATATGTTCCCGACATTTATGTCGAGAACATTATGCTCGTGGCGTAAATGTCATCAAGATTAACGGCAGCCACCTTTACCGCCCTTGCCACCTTTGCTGCCTTTGCCGCCGCATTTCTTTTCAAAAGCCATTTTTACTCACCTCTTTTCAGTATAAAACCAAGTTGTGCTAAAGCTTCTGCTTGCTGTTTAATCGTCTCTGCTTGTTCAGTGATGATACCAGCTTGCTTCTTTATAACTTGTGCTTGCTGTTCAAGCACTTGTGCCATATCCATGCTTACCACTCCAATTTGGGCAGCTCGCGAATCAATTCTTCTACTGTAGGTACGGCTCTAGTGCCAACTTGTACTTCTGCCAGCATAGCATAACACTTATCCCACACAGAGCTTCGCCATGTGCGGCAAGCGGCGCCCTCATTATCGAAGCGCTCAATACCGGTATTAACATAGGAGCAAGCGGATAAGATGCCGTCATAGCCGCGTTCCTGTACTTTAGCATCCATATATGCTTGCACAGCTTTAGTCAATTCTGCTTGAATTTCAGCAGGAGTAGGATTATTGCGCAATTCCCAGCCATTAAAAGTGATGTAAGCTGTTTTGCCTTCTGCCGCAGGTGGTTCATCCCATACTGCGTTTGCGATGCCTTTGTAACAAGGTCGGCCAGCAATTTCTGTCTGCCACTCGTCAAGCTCAGCTTCTACTTCTCCAATATATTTCCCTGTATTTGGGTCGAATTTGTAAAGCTTCTTCATATTTCTTAACCTCCTCTGAGAATAAACTGTAAAATAGCGTTTTCATATTTCGGCGCTGTATTTTGCTCATGATAAACATTACTCATGTTAATACCTCGTTGTAGCCGCCCACGCAGGCGTGGGCTGGATTTTAGGATTGATAGATATTAAAAGCGGGGCGAACGCCAAAAGCGCTAGACGCGGTGTCGAGGCTGCAACGGCCGGTGCTGGCGACCTGCGCGAAGGTCGTGGAGTAAACGACATTTCTCAACCAATAATCTTGACGTGTATGTATCATGGTTTTATCAAATGCAAATACAGGATATTGGCTGTTATCAATACTATACTTATCGCTTCCCCATTGGGTGGTTCGGTACCTTTCAGTAAAAACGTAGCATCCGTATACGTTTACTTCGTCCATCAAAAAGACGCTTGCATCATACCACGCAAAACTAGTACCGTATCCATAGGTAGAATCTGTTGCGTTTGAATATAGTTGGCGAATGGTCAAAATGTGACCACTGCCGAACGCACTCGCAATTGTGGTCTTTGCGGTATTTAAGCCGCTAGCGTACATTTTACTGCCAACATAAGCGCCAGTGACCACATTGGTGTCATTCATAACATGGTTATAAAGATTTTTTCGTGGAACAAGTGTTATGTGATGGACGGTAACTTTGGTATCGCCACAGTTTAAATAGTAATCAAATGCCGCAATTACATAATCTACGCCATTGATTGTCCAGTAGTCACCGATATACAGCCCTTCAAAAGTGCCAGCTTTAATGGCTGCCCATTGTTCGTCGGTAACATGGTCGCCTAAATATCTACCACGGAAAATCGCGTTGTGCGCAGCAGCACTATTATAAATAAGCGGAGCAAGTTTACCATTAGTGCTCACAATATCGCTTTCAGCAGCGGTCATTCGCAAGGCAAGCGCAACGAGTTCTGCATCATGGTTACGCTTCACCACTTTCCAAGCTACTGTCCCGTCAGTAATTGTATCGCCCTCTGTATTGGCACTAATATCCAAATCAGCAGTAGCTGAGGTGCCTTCTGTGGTGCAGGTCAGAGCATACTGAAGGTTGCTAGAAGGATATACTACTTCGCCAACATTATAGTTAGCGTTTGGGCGTCTACCCAAGCCCTCAACCTGTTCTGCAATAGTTTCGTAAAGCACTTGTCTGTAATTCTTGTCAGAGCCTAATGCACCCAGCGGAGCCTTGATAGCGCCAACAAGGCCGGTATTGCTTTCATATTCTAATGCCATTAAATTTCACCTCTTTAACTTATAATCCATAACATTGAGCCGTTAGCAGGCTTTGCATCCGATACTGTGATGCCATTGCCAGAAGCAGGTTAAACATCAGTGATAATCCACAATTTAGCTTCATCGCTTGGCATGGCAGCGCCGATGTTAATATCGCTAATAACTGTTGGGGTGCTGTCATAGTATCTAAGGTCGTTCCAAGCTGTTACTCCGTCACCGATTTTGATTTTGCAGGCTCCGTCATCGCCACGCTCTATACCCATTTCGTTCTTTAGCAACACAGGGTTTGCGGCAGCCCACTCACTGCCTGTCCCGCCGCGGAGTAGCAAATGGTCAACGGTAATATCTTTACTCATTACGGAGTACCACAATTAAGAATTATGTCGTCGTCAGTGGTCACGACTTTTGCTCCGTCAGATAGGCCGCGCACGCTCTTTGCTGCGAACGCAGAGTCAAAACGCGCTTGGGTATAGTAGAGATTTGTACCCTCGGCAACATCGCTCGTGGTCAAAACTACTACGCCTGTCTTGCCGTTTACGGCTTGCACAACATCGGTAGGATGAGGGATTTTTACCCAGTTAGCAAGAGTACTTGCAGGAGCCGCAGACAGAATATAGGTATCAGAGCCTACAATAGCCATATCGCCCTTTTGGGCGTTAAGAGCCACCATTTCTGCTGTGCTCGCAACAGTATACACATCAACGATAGATAGAGAGGGTAATACGCCTTCCGGCAACTTGCCGTTGCTATCCAGTGCCACAACATTTCCAGCAGCAGTGCCAACATTCTTCGATGCTGCTGTGCCCGCGTCACTGATTTTGGATAAGGTAATTGTGGGAATGTCGCTTGCACTTAGGTTTGTGCCTGCTGTTACTCGCCCATTGGCGTCAGTAGTCACTTTTGTGTAAGTTCCTGCTGTTCCGACGGAAGGCAAGGTATAAACAGTTACCTCAGAGCCGTTTACCTTGATGTTGCCATTTGTAGTAGACGCTTCTACGAGAGTCCCAGCCCATGCCAGCTCGCTCCACTTCTTCACACCATCGCCAATCTTAAAGCGTGCCGGAGAAAAGCTGCTATCAACGCCAACCTCTCGCACGCTTAATACTGGGTCAGAGCTTGCCCATTCGGTGCTTGTGCCACCTCGCAGGATAATTTTTACGTTGTTAAGTGTTTGGCTCATTAAACTACACACCTCCTGCGTTAATCTCGCCAATTTCGTTATAGTCTCGTCCTACGCAAACATAGGTCAGAGTGTTTTCGTCAAAAGCATATATAGCGTTTTCACTAGATACTAAATATAATGTGCCACTAGAGCCGATAGCAGGGAGATTAGCCACGGCATCAACTCTCACAATAGAACGCTTTACTTCTGCGCCTGCGCCAACAACAGCAGTTAAATTGTTGTTTACATGAATAGTGCCAGATAACTCTTGCGAATCATCTGGCATTGTTGCGCTCAAATATGTAGTGTTCATGTTATGCCCTCCGCTAAAACAAAGTCAGTAGGAGAGATAATAGTCGATGTTGTGCCGTCTGCCCTAGTTAGTACCACACCATATTTGTATGTGCCTAAATCTAGGCTTTTTGTGTCACTGCTGCTAATCATGGCCATTTGGTCAGCATTAAATGTTTTAGTGATTAAAGCAGTTTGACTTTCTAGGCTTACGCCCTCGGCAGGCTTCTTTACATAAAGCTTGATAACATCACTGGCTGCTGGTATATATTCATTACCATCAACAGTTGTTACATCAATTTGTAATACGCAGTCGTCTCCGCGCGTCAAAGTAATAATATTTTGAAATGCGTTAATCATGGCGATCACCGCCTTACAGCTCAACAGGAATCCAGAAAGGTGGCAAGCTTGCATCTTTCTCTGTTGGCACATCTTTGCCATAAGCCAGCAAGCTAATGTTGGTTGTTGCCGTGCCGCTATATGCTCCGACAGAAACATCTTTGTTGATAACAAAGCTGATTTCCTTTGCGCCAACGCCAGTAGCTTTGGTTTCATTGACAAAACCACCAAGTGAAGGACGATAAACAAGAATCTCGCCATCCTGTATATTGGTAGTCAATACAGGTTTATCGCCTAATGCACCAGCACTGCCTGTAGTGCTAACACTGATTTTGCCTGTAATATCATCGATGATGGGCACTTTTTTATTAACGAAGCGTTTGTTGGTTGCGTCATAGACTAAAGCTTCACCCTCAGACAATGTCTGTACTGCAATCAGCACATTGGCAAGTTGAGCAGCATTGCCTGTGATATTTACGGATAAGGTGTTCTTTTCGCCTTCTACCTCAGCAGGAGAGAAGCCTAAATCATCCTTGTCCATAAAGCCAATATCCTTCATGCCAAAGTTTTGCTCTACCTTGCCCATATAAACCCATTCTGTGTTTTCAGTATTTCTGATATATATATTACCATTATCACTGATTTTCAATTGATGAGCTTGTGGCTCAACACCAGGTTCTTCGGCATTCTCACGCAAATTATTGATATGTTGGTATATAGCATCGACTTCCGTTACATAGCTATTACCTAGGTCGTGAATCATGCCACCTCGTGGAGAAAAATCAAATGGTAGTTTTGGAGTTAGTTTACTCATCTTAAACCTCCACAACATCAATTTTTAACTTATTCAATATAAATTTGCAGCCATTGCCAGTTAATTTAACTCTAACAGATTTATCTCTATAACGAATGCGTTTGTCGCTAATTACATACGCATCAAAGTCAAGCACATACTGCTCATTGTTATATACATATTCAAGATTGCTATAAACATAGTATTCTTGATTTGTATAAACCATCTTATTCATTTGTGACTTATAAACACTGTCTTGGTTAAAATACACATAATTACTGTTGTCATAAACTACAGAACTAATGCCATATACAAATTGAACAGGTATAGGTACTTTTATAGTCCTACCGATGTATAATGCTGCATTAGTACCGCTTTCAGCAAATCCTGTACATGCCAAAACAACACGTTTAAGAAGATAGTTATAATGGCTAATGTGTGTTTTTAACTGCAATTCATAGTCTAAAGGGATACCTTCGTCTTTGTAGCTGTATTCATCTAACACATCCACGCCATCACGCTTAATGATATATACATCTTCATCTATACTGATAGCATCAACAACAGCAGCATTGAATCGTCTTTTAAAGAATGATTGAGTTTTTAAATCATACATTAGCACATCCGTAGTACTATCTATAATCCATATCTGATTCAATGGAGCGATAAATCTAAGGCGTGCTGTCTCGGATAGCTTTTTGATTTCCTTTGTTACGTTTTGTGCAATATCAGCAGGCTTCATGCTACCATATTCATTAGTAGTCATAATGACCTGAAGCCGTTCGGATCCAAGAATAAATGTATTACTCAATACATTGCAGAAAGCATTTCTACTTTTACACTCCACATTTCTGCCAACTTCATGGATTTGCCATTCTGGGAACTCACCTTCAAGCCGGAATAACATGCCGTTATCCTTGATGATAAGAATATCGCTAGACATATTGACCATACCGATTATCTTGCCACCTGCTTTATAGCCTGCTTCGACAAACAGGCTGCTAGAAGGGTCGTTGCTATCCCTTATCCAGTTATCCTCATCTCCAACGCCACTATATTGTACTAATTCATCATCAAAAGCGAGAATACGTCCACTGCGAACATAGCAGCCTTTGCAAATATTGGGAGACGTATCTATTGTTTTCATTTGATACCCTGCAATATATTGCAAATATCCACCGCTAGCAACGATTAAACCATCTTCCCAGACAGTTGTTATTGGCACTAAATTACTGCTAAGCCTGCCGATATGCAATACTTTTTTGAAGTCAAGCTTGGTGGTCAGCACTGTGCCATTATCTGCAAATAGGACTATATGCTTGTTCAGCACATCATATTCTGCAGAAATGAGTTTAAAATCTCTATCAATCGGTAGTCTGTATAGTTTCTTTGTTCCATCTACAGTTTTGAGCAAGCCTGTTGTAGCCTGTACTTCAAAATTCACGCATTTAGCAAGTTGTGTTTCTGCTATCTGTTCTTCGGTAGTAGAGGTATTAAGCCCACCTGTGAAGTCGTAGAACTCCACCTGTTGCTGGTTTTGATGCTTAGTAGATAGTTCCATAACATCACATCCTAGTAGCTATCAACAGTGTGTTGCTGCGGAGAGTAGGTTTCAAGTTTATGTGATACGTTAGATTGGATTTGGGAAATAAGAGCTGTTTCAGTAGATTGGTTAAACTCATCGATCAAGGATAGCCGCATAGCAGTATACTCAATCACGTTATCGCTATAATCTTCTGGGAATGGCAGCTCATCTTCCTCTGCAAGCTCATCGGCAGGAGGAATGATAAAGGCCGCATACTTATAAGAGCAATCAGGCACAGGATATACTTCAATACACTTTGTAGTAGCAGGGATAAATACTTTGGGAGTGCCTTCGCTTTCTGTGTCATCTATATTATGGATAGATGTTAAGTGAAGGCGCTTTCCTACGCATCGAATATCAACAATTTTAAGCGGAGCAAAATCAAACTCAATGGTATTTTCTCCTGCTACAAGGAATCCTGTTACCTTTTGGGCTATCATTGTAGGTTGCTGCTCGATAAAGATGTTTCTAATGAAGCGCACAGCTTCGTTGATTACCTCTATAATCTGATAATCTTCCCATCTATTTATATCCTCATCAGTGATTTTCATTCTCACCAATTTAATAACTTGTTTTACTTTCATGGTTTTACCGCCTAAAAACATAATAAGGGCAGGGAACAAGTCCCCGCCCTATGCAGTTTAGTCATTTGCAGAAGAAGCAATAATTTGAACTACGCCAAAATCCTTTTCATTGAATTTAGCCTTACCAAAGCCCATGATGCCACCAACAGCAAAACCAACTTTGTTGTCGTAGTCAAATGCTTTCTCACGCCAATAAGGTTCCTTGCCGATAGCCTGTACGCCAGCTTGGCAGCCAAGCAGCAGTGCATGACCAACCATAGCGGAGGAAGCGCCAGTGTTGGTACGAATAAGGTTTTCATACTCATGCAGGACAACGCCATCCCAAACGCCTAACATGCCGCTGAACAGCGGATTGTCGATGCCACGCTCAGCGCAGTATTTTTGAGCCATCAACCATTTTTCGTCATTCTTCAAGTCGCGTGCCATGTAGGGGTCAACAAGCAATACATAGTATTCCTTGCCTTGAACCTTGGGACGACGAATCTTGGGAGCCATGGTCTTGGCTTTACGAGCAGCAGCAGAGATTAAGTCGGTGGTCAGCACATCGCTAGTAGTGATGGTGCCCTCGGAAGAATTGCTGCCTGCATACATAACGTGGCTAGAGGTGGGGTCAGCGGTCAAAGCATTGACAATTTGCTTTTCGATATATTCAGTCAACCAAGTTTTCAAGCCGTCCTTGGCAGCAGTACGCAGGTCAATGATGGTTTTTTGTTCTTCCATCATACCTTCAAGGCGCACAGCGTGGCGGAATTGATTGATGGTTACTGAATAATCGTAGAAGGTCAAGGCTTCTTCCTTGCCTTCCAACATTGCGTCACCCATTACAGGGTCGCCATTAAGGCGCATCATCAAAGGAATAGTGATTTGGTCGCCCTTCTCTTTAGAGAGTTGGGTTACTTTTTGAATAATAGAATCAGTGCTAGTGCCGGTAAATTTAGCGAAGAAGTTGTCCAACTGAGCTTCTTTCCACAGTTGGGCAGCCCACACCTTTTTAACGAGATTTGCAGGTACTTTAGTATCTGCAAACATCTGCAAATCAAAAAATTTGTACTTCATTTATAAGTCCTTTCTGCGGACTTTTATACCTCCATGTCGCCTGAGGCCATACTTGCACCCATGATATTACGCAAGACGTCCTTGGGAATTTCATCCATACGTCCTGCATTCACATAGTCTGTAATAGTAGCGACATCCCATACAATGTCACCTTTAGTAGAGCCACCTACGCTTGGAGCGACAGGAAGCTTCGCCGCTTCTTGAATTTTTGTGTTTTTGGTTTTCGTGGGAGTAGGAGCCTTAGCGCTATTAGCATTAAAGTTCTTCAACACTCCACGTGCAAAGTCGGAAATGAAGTAGTAATCTTGTGAAGTACCTCTATTCACGTCAAGTCTGTTCAGAGCTGCCTGTGCAGCCATAGCGAACTGCGGACCACGCTCCATAGCAGCCTTTTGGCAAGCTTCCCATACTACGTCATAGTTGGGCAATCCCCTAAATTCCTTGACCAGTTCTGCATACTGATTAGATGCATATTTCACATCCTCAATATACGCGAGCTGCTGTTGGCGATATTCAAGCGCTTCTTTCTTCACGTCACTGATAAGCTGTGTGGAGAGAGCTTCATAAGAAGATTTAGTGCTTTCGTCATCGTCATATTCAAGGTTTTCAATATCCTGCGGAGTTAATTGGAGCTGTTGAGCTGCTCTTCTGCGTGCTTCAGCAACGATAGCTTTCAGTTGCTCAGCATTGAATTCTTCATCTACTTTAGGCGGGGGAGCAGGTGCAGGGGAAGCCTGTTCCTCTTGCGTAGCAGAAGTAGGATTCTGCAAGCTGGCAAGTTGTGCTTCCAGTTCCTTGACACGAGATTCAGCGCTCTTCATGCGGTCATTAACACCTTTGAATCTTGAATAAGGGATATTGGAGCCTTCCCGCGGTTCTTCCTCAGCAGTCGGTTCTTCCTCAGCAGATTGTTGCTGTTGCCCTTGCTGTACCTCGTTGTTATCGCTGCGAGTGTCAGCGGACGCAAGTTCATCAGCGTTTCCTTCTTTATTGGGCAGTTCGTCCTTGAACTGTTCCAATACATCAGAGTCAATCCCTTGGAATTCTACATCATCAAACATTTGCAAATTAAAGGCAAACAACATATTAGATACACTCCTTTAAGTTTTACGCCCTCCGGCTGTGTGCGACCTTATCGATGTCGACTCGAATATAGGAAAAGCGATTGTGATCACTAGGCATAATGAATAGCCTTGTAAATCTCAATCGCTTTTTCAATCTGTTTAATTTTCAGTTCACCACTGCCATCTCCAGCAGATTTGAGCAGGTCATGCGCCTTATCAATCATGCAACTTATAAGGGCCTTCTTTTTCTCAATCAAATCAATGTCATCTTTTGTTCTATTGTCTTTACAAGAACAGCTTACTTCCATGGCAGGTTTTTCTTCTACATTAGGAATAATTTCTTCTTGAACAACAGACGCCTGTTCTTCAACTTTTTTTCTAACTACCATAATAACCTCCTATAATACAGGTTTACTACTGTCTACCAACCCTCGCATAGCTGCTTGTGTAAGCGGAGCTTGGGCTTGTTGCTGTGGCTGTTGCATTAGAGGTGGCAAGCCTTGCGGCTGTTGCATCATCATATTAGGCTGCTGCGGAATGCCCCCACCAATGCCCATTGTCTGTGCCATCTGCTGAATACTCCACTGTAGAAATGCGTCTGCATACTGTTGCGGAAGGATCCCAGCCTGTGCAGCCAGTTGAAGTTGTAAAGGCAACTGCAAATCCTTGTAGGCAATAGAGCGAGATAATCGTTTCTGCTTCTCCAGCTCCATCTGCGCCTGCATCTGTGCTTGCTGTGCCTGTGCCTGTTGCTCCTGCTGTGCTTGCAGCCTGCGCTTAATCTCCTGTTTCTGCGGAATATCGGACAAATCAATGAGAATATCCATAATGGATTGGCCTTGAATACCCAATTTGCCACAAGCATCAACCAAGGACCAGAACTGTGCTGTTCTTTGGGTAGATGTAGCAGGAGTATCGCTAATGACAATATCATATTCGCCTACGCTCAAATCATTTAGTGTGCGAGTGATAGTACCTATCAACATTCCTGTACGTTGGTCATACTGTGGCTGCCGTACCTGCTGATTAACAGTTACCATTTGATTTTCGCCATTCTCGCCCACAATTCTAAAGGTTTTTGTCTCAGTGTAGAACTGAGGTATAATGCCTGGAGCCTTGCGAGTGCCCCAAAGCATTTCCACAATCAGTTCTTTTGCCATACGCAGGTTGTCGAACAGGCCTGCGATATGTGTAATAGCTTGCTTCTGCTTCAGCTCGATAGCTCTGCCAGAAGCTTCGTTACCTATATCAGTACCCATAAGAGCTTCATTGATACCACTGATACTAGGCATTTCTTCCATAGCCTGCTGTGATGCAGTAACTACATTGGCAGGAGTAGCCTGTGGCTCTAACCTCTGCAACCGTCCTGCTGCTAGCGTGCCCGTGCTCACCTTTAACAATGCGCCTGGGGTGGAAGCGTTACGCTTAAATGCGGACTCCTGTTGGGGAGACATAGCGCCGTCCTCTGCAATCCAACCGCCGTTAGATTGGGTATTAAGTATATGCAGCTCTTGGGAGCGGCGCTTATTAATCTCTCGCTGTGGGTCTTTTAAGTCCCTAACTACGCCAGCAGGAACGTCGTTCTCGCCTTGGTAGTAACAAGGAAACGGCACGAACGGGATTTTCCCATGCTTGTAAGGGCTTGGAATATCCTCTAAGACAACATTATCAAAGAACGCCATCAAGCGAATCTCTGTTGTTGTAATGGTTTGTTGGCGGAGCAGCATACCCATGGCAATCATCTCTGGCGTTACCTGCTCAACTACTTCGCCTGTGGCTAGGATAAAGAGCTGCTTTTGCACTGCTTTCTTGTACCAGCACTCAGCGAAACGAATCTTTTTAGTTTCATGTGAGTACCATAATTCGTTTCTTTGCTTGTCTCCCTCGGTTTCCTCGGTCATGTAAGCGGCTGTCTGAGCGTTAATCTCATCAGCGTGCTGCGGATACCTGGAAGCAAGTTCATCTTTATCCACCCAACGAGCACGGATAAGATACTTCATATCTCTAAAGTGCTTATCTCTGCTCTCTGGGTCCCAGTATATATCAAAGTTAGATACTCTGCGGACAAAAGCATCTCCGTCCTGCGTCTGCCAATCGAAGTTGTAACCTACTTCAAGCCACCCAAGGCCAGTTACCACACCATCATTGAACACATCGCTCTCTTCATAATTGTAGTGGCAACGGTCTAAAATATACTTGGTCACGCCCTTTCGGAGCGCTGCCTGTTCGTCATCATCACTGGTGCGTGGCAGGAACTCAATATCATATCTGTTTAAACGTTGATAGCCACAAAGCACATTGATTAGCGGTTTAATGCGGTTAATGGTAATGGCAGGACGTTTGGCATCTTCCAACGCCTTTCGGTCTGCGTTCTTCCACTGATTGCCAGAATAGAACTCTCTATCCTCTTGGGCAAGAGCACGCCATTTCTGTTGCCCTTCCACAGCTTCACGGAACCAACGCTTATATCTCAGCAACTTCGAGCTGTCAGCAACAAGGGTCATTCCCTTGTCCTGCGATTGCACATATTGTAGTTCATCCATGTTAATCACCCCTCAAAGCTGTTAGGAAACTCCTGCTTGATAGCGTTAAGGCCAGCTATGCAGGACATGCATAGGGCTTGGGCAATAGGTTGATTGCGCACCTTCACTCGCAGCTTGCCCTTGTCGTATTCCAATAAATCGTAGCCGTGGCAGTAATGGATAACGCCATACACGCAGGTCTGCGCTACTGCGCTAACCATGCCACACACATGGTTGAAGCTGGTATCATTCAATAATAGCTGCGGTGCATGACCATGGACTTTCAGCTCTAGCCATTTAGGTTTAATGTTGAGTTCATACTTAATCATCGTTATACCCCCATAAAGCCTACACGGCCTTTGCTCTCATTATCATAATCAAATCTCCAACCATCTCTGGCCTTGCGCTCCTGTGGTCGCTCAGGTTTCCAAGGCCTGCTCATGCACGCATAGCCTAAATCGTCTACGCAGTGATCTTCACCGTTCGTGTCGTATTTTTCTGGTTGGTTTTTGTCGTGGGTAATCTCCGGCAGCGTTCTGATAAGATGAAAACAGGTGTTGAATATCTTGATGCCTGGGTGCCGGACTCCTTTGTTATCCTCCCAGCCTTGCAGCCGTAGGCGTATCTCCTCGCCAACCTGCTCACGGCCTTTAGAGGACGGATTGAACATCCTGCAACCATTGTTCATCAGAATTCTGTTAATCTCCTCAGCGATAGAAGGCGCTCCAGGGTCTTGTTTTCCCCAGCACGCATTATCTAGCACGCCATACTGAATCAAACGCTTGTCGGCCCTCTCAGCATCGGCTATACGCTGCGCAACGACAGTGCTAGGCTCTTTAGTACCTACATTTGCTTTACCGCCGTAGCCGTAAAGCTCTCTATAGCAGTAAAGAACTCCGTCATAATCAACAGCGTACCAATGCACAGAATATGGATGATAGCTGCCCCAGTCCATAGAACGGAAGCGCATCCATCCGTCTGGGATTTTAAAAGGCTTGATAACGTGGAGGTTTTCGCTCCAATTATTGAAGTACTGCCCACCAAGCAGCCCCCACTCGCCCAAAGCATACACTCTGTAACCTTCTGGGTCACGCTCTTTCCTGCGCTCCATACGCATACGATACTGCTCGTCAACGAACAGATTGTCCAAGAACGTGGAGGAATGAGCCAGCACATTAGGGTCTGGAGCATCGAAAAACTTGCTCTTAATCCAATGTGTAGAGCTAACAGGGTTGAATGTCCCTCGCATCTGATAGAACAGATTAGGATTATCAAGCTTGCCACGCAAGCGGTCATCGAGTATATCCCAATCTTCTTCGGTAAGTTCTGTAGCTTCCTCTGCCCATATCCATGTGAGCTTACCTTTGTCGCTAGTGATTGACTTAACTTTCTCCCTCTGCTTATCGTCCTTCATACCACGAAAAATAATAGCGTTGCCTGTGGTCTTGCACTCAAGGCGGAGGGGAGACTCTCTAATGCTCCAATATTCTTCCCACCTGCTGCCGAATATGCGGAATATAGCCGTTTTTAACTCGGCAAAGGTGCTGTCTCTATTAGATTCATCTATTTTACGGACGCACAATAGGTTTGCGCCCTTGTATAATGAATTGCTCAGTTTTAGGATGTAGTCCTGCGCAACATCAACGCTCTTGCCACTACCTGCGCTGCCTTTCATGAGAACATAACGCTTAGTACACTCGTTGACTTCTCTGAAGATTGGGTTGAAGTATACCTTTCTACTCATCTTCATCACCTGCCGGAGCACCATAAACAGGCTCTATCACAAGTGGCTCATCTCCACTGTCATTATTCGTTTTGCTCTTATGCTCGTCCGCAATCATCTTATACAGGCTGTTTGCGGAAGTCTGCCTGTCCTTAATCATTGCATCAAGGCCGAATTGGTCTTTAATCTTCCCACGAATAACGTCAGTATGAAATTTCATTATCTCCTCAACTGTAGCGATTGCGCTCTCAGTGTTGCGCTCTTGCTCCAATACTTTTTCAGCAATGTCATTGTCAATGTCATTCTTTTTGTCAGCTCTGGCTCTGGCTGTGGCTATTATCTCATCCATATATGCGATAATGTCACTGTTTGTGGTGTTGAGACTCCCTCGCTGCCTTGCTCCACCCTCGCTATATCCCGCTGCCAAAGCTGCCTTAGTAGCGTTGGTCTTACCATTCTTCAAATACTCTTCAGCAAACCTTTTCTGTTTTTCTGTAAGCTTTCTTCTTACACTCTTAGCAGGTGTTTTTAATCTTTCTTCCATTTCTCGTCACCTGCTTCCATTGGTCAGCAAGGTACTTAATGACCTCTACTTCGCTGAAGGTAGTAAATAAGAATACCTTCACTCTTTCCTTGTCGGTTTTCTTCGGTTTAGGGTTATCCCTATTATATTCTTCGGTAGGCACGCTCTTGCTTAGTGAGATAGCCTGGACTTTCTTGCCGAGTTTTTCGGACCATGCTTGCCTTCTATCCAATAAGTAAATCTCTCCTTGGGTTTCCAATGCCTGCATTAGTCTGTTAATCTTCAAGCCAAATCTGCCCATAACTATTCACTCCTTTTAAACTACGTGCAAACTTTAAAATTTATTATGACTATTTCCCTAGGACTTTGTATTCCTAGAGATTAAATTTAGTGTTTTATTGGTGCTTGGAGCTGCTAGGCAAGGAGGGGTAAGAAGTCCTAGCAGCCCTAACTTAGTGTCCTTCTAAGCGCACCAATAGAAAAAGCCGCTTATCTGCAATAGATAAACGGCTATGTATAATCGTGGTCGGTGCCTGTGGGATTTGAACCCACGCTAACAGATATTTCACTGCTACTAACAAGGTGAAAAAAATGTACAAAAAAAGCCTTGTCCCCTTCAGCCTGACTTGGGTAAGACACCAGATAGAGCGCCATGAGCGTTTAATGGCGCTCTAGGCACACTCATAGATGGGGTTGATACATAAAATATTAATAAAAAAGAGCTAAGCTTGCTGTGCCATGCTCGCTTAGCTCTCTCCTATACACTTTTACATTGTGTATTATATCATGTATAGAAATGGGTGTCAATTCTAGAATTGTGAAAAATTATTTATATAGCAGGTTCGGTCTCGGAGATCAGCCAATCCCAATATGGACGATTGAATACTGCTTCCTGCCCATCGTTAAGCTCTAACTCCAAAGTATTGCACCAATCCTTGAAGTCCTTAACCTCATCGGCAATATCAAACTCAAAACGCCACTCCTTATCCTCAATGTACCTAATCCACAGTTTCATGATTATTCCTCCTTGCCTACAATAATATGGCCTGTGAGCATTGACCAATCATCATCAAGATGAGCGAGGCACTCGTCATAGCTCCTATAAACAAGACCAAGCTTCAACCTCATGTAGTCCACATCATCACCGCTCCACGTAACTTCCTGCGTTTGGTAGGTATATTCGCTATCCATGCGGATGGTGTAATAGGTGTCACGGAGCATCGGTTTCCAACTGCTGTTCATCTTCTGCCATCCTAATCTCTATTTGCTCACCATCGAAGTTTGCTATCACTTCTCGGTGCTCCTGCGATACGCCCATGGTGTCTAGCCAAGTCTTAGGGAGAGCTATCCTTGCTGATATTGAACCCTTTGACGCTGTTCCACCAGGCCTATTGAATGATACCTTTAGTTTCCGTTCTTCCATATCAATCACGCCTATGGCTACTCAGAGAATTCACGCCCATCATCGTACTCTATACAAGTGATCACTCCGCACTGAAACAGGCTGGCGGTAGCATCAGATTGCCCAGGCTCTACGAATTTAACTAATCTATACTCTGGATTATTGCGGATAATGTTGTTGCAAATAACCAAAAGGTCGTTGCTCTTGATGTGCTTAATACCTACGTTGGCAGCTACATCTTTGATAATAACCTCGTTGCGCTCAGTGATAGCTTTTTCTAAAGCGGCTTTTAGAATTTCATTAGTAGTCATTATATGTCCCTCCTAATATAGTGAGCTAGTTCTATTATATCCCATTGGTCACGACTTTACAACGAGAAGTGCAGGGATTGCTCCCTGCCCCCCTTATCTATACAAGGCCGCTTTGTGCTCTATTACATAATAGCCACCGAAGATGTAGGCAAAGCCGCACTCCACCAAACGTTGGCTTAATCTTCCTTTAACTCTTTCCCAATACTTCGCAGCTTGGTAAGCCTTGTCATAGCTTTCCCAATCTTTAAGGCCACATCTCTTTGCTTCCCAAGCCTTTGATTGGCTATCGGCTTTGTTCATAAGGTTTAACATTTGACGGATTCTAAATTTTTTCATTGTTGTTCCCTCCTAAATTGCCCTCTTTCTTTTCTTGGGTTGATACCATTGTATACTATTCGTCACGAATAGTCAAGAGGGTAAATAGAAAAAAGGCAGGAAAAATTTCCTGCCTAGTATTTAGGAGCAATCAAACCCATGCCACATGCCAACCCACTAGCATAAGTGAATATGTCAGATAGCATGGTGTAGTAGGTAGCCTGGCTCACCCCTAGCTGTGCGCATATCTCATTGCGAAGCATGCTTTGCTTATATTTAAGCTCTATTAGTTCGCCTTGTGGCTTGCCCTTGTAATAATTCTTTGTCCAAGATGCTACCTTCAACCATTGCAAGGGGTGGTCTAAAGCCTTGATGCTTCTTCTGCCGTTGATAGCAGGGCCAAATTCTACCTCAACGCAAGCTACATCGGATATATTGGCTATGGCTTTTAGTGCGGTTGGATCACTTTTTTGACAATGCCCACCACAGCCTTTGGAGACAGTGCCACAATCATGCTTCTTGTTGTAAACAGCCTGTCGGATACAATCCTCATACATCCAACACAGTTCTATTTTCTGTTTGGTATTCATATGACCTCCTATAATTTCAGATTTTCTGCTCGTAGGCCGGCTTCTTCCCATAGACACTGTTGCAGGTCTTTAATGTCAACATATCCCTGCTCATATAACCGATACAGCTTTATAATTTCTTCTGCGAAACGTTCCTCTCGCCCTTCCTTTTTCATGAATTTACCATACTTATCATGGATAACCATTACAGGAAGTGCAAGCATTAGGAAGAGTGCTTGTTGACACCCCTCCTTTAATGCTTTCTGGCGGATAGCTTCAATATCGCTGTCTCGCATCTGCCTAACCGCTTCCGGCTTCTTTATTCCAAGCCTTCTGCGCTCTGCCCTATTCATAGTTAGAATGGTATTTCCTCGTCAAAAGGAGCTGCTCCACCAAAACTTTCCATTGGAGAAGCCTGGTCTTGTTGAGTAGTGGTCTGAGCGCCCTTCTTCTCGATGAATTCAAAACTGTATGCCACGACTTCTGTTACCCAGTGTTTAGCACCATCGTTGCCAGTATAACTGCGGATTTGCAAACGGCCTTCTACTAATAATCGCTGGCCTTTGCTCACATAGTTGCCAATAGCTTCTGCTTGCTTGCCCCAGATAACAATATTGATGTAGTCAACTTCCTTCTGTCCTTCCGCATTCGTAAATGGGCGATTTACTGCTAAGGTAAACTGAGCTACTACCTTGTTAGTATTGGTATAGCGTACTTCTGGATCTTTTACTAAACGGCCTAATAAGATAACTCTATTCATTTTTCTTGTCCTCCTTCTTGATGGCATCAATAATACGAATAATCTTTTCCACAGCAGCGTCCGTGGCCTTATCAGCCTTACTGCCAATATAATCTATGCTCTTATCAGCTAGTTCTCCTGCTGTTTGGATATTGGCAGGAGTGACTTGTTTAGCTGCATACATAGCGATTATTACTTCCTTGGACGGAATAAATACACAAATAGTACCTGTAAATAGAATTGCTATAAACGTTGCTATTGTCCATCTTTTTATGTATTTTATTGTGCATTCGACTTTAGCATTGGTTACAGCGAGAAATAATATTATTGGAACAATAGACACAGCAATAGCCGTGGCAATATCTGAAATTAAACTTTTTAAAGGATCAATACGAGTTATCCAATAAATCAGCCATGGAGAAATAATAGGTTCATTCATGGTTACTCCTCCTTTTTGTCCATCTTTGCGCCACACCCACGACAATACCTATGTATCTCTGAAATATCTTTATGCCCTACTCGCCACGAATTATCCACAAAAATTCCTGCATTGCATACAGAACAACTAAAATAATCAGTTGTTTCTGTTGGATAGCCTTCAATCCAATGCCCATGCTTTACTGCATCCATGCCGCCTTGCTCATAACCCTTTTGATAGGCGTCTTTTGCGTAGGCATCGGCTAGGTTTACAGAGTAATCGTCCATGTCATCAATTCTCATCTATAATCCTCCTACACAAATTGTTCCATGAGAAAATTGCTTCAATTTCTGACAAACACACTTCTGAACACATACAATCGTTAGGACAAGTTACACCATGTAACACTCCGTCATCCGTACAAACTCGAAGTGGTTCACATCCGCAGAAAGGGCAAGGTTTTGATTCTTCCATTTCTACCTCCCTAGTGGCCGTTGCAAAAAGTGCAACAGCCACTATCAAAATTACTTTCTTTTCTCTCCCACGGCCACGTATCTCTCTTGAAGGTTTTTCAAAACTTGTGGGATGTTCATCTTTTTAACAGTTTCCTCTGCCAAATTGTTTTTTAAAGCTTGTTCCATAGATTTAATAATTTCTTCTTCTGCCGCTTGTCTAGCATTTTTAATCATATCAACCATTTTGGCTTGTAAATTTTCGTTAAAATATTTCTTAATAGAGCACTCAGTTAAAGAATATTTTGGGTTATAAGAAGTCAATTCAAAATCTGCGTCATATTTCTTTTTATTACAAAGTTCTTCAAATCTTTGTGCAATAAAAACATTAATTGGAACCAATTCTACCTCTTCTGACCAGCTGTTCTTATTCACAGCCACTTTAAGAGTAGACAAACTGTCTGTTGTTACTTGTTTAATAAAATTATCAACCTGTTTCTGAATAACGTTAGTAGCATCCGAAATGACCTTAGCAATTTCTTTATCAACCTTCTTTTGAATTTCAGCAACAGCTTTATCTTTCAAGTGGTTTCTAATCCCATCAAGAATTTCATCTTTGAGCATATCATCAAAATTAACGTCATCCAACCAATCAATATCCACAGTTATGTTAATTTTTGCCATAATAGTCCTCCATCTTCAACGCTCAACTTGTGCATTTTTTGCACAAGTACACATCATGTAAACAACTATACTAAAATTATTATCTTCGTGGCGTCACGAAGCCAATGTTAAGTTTCAGCCAGTTATGGGTAATTCACGGGATATTAACATTTCGTTGACGCCAACGGAATGTTACTCAATATCTATCCAATCGCTTGGATAGATAGAAGGGCCACAACAACGAACCCACAATGGGCAATATCGGCAATTGCGGTGTTTACTTCATTCTTCCCTTAACACGGCAATTGCGGTGTTAATCTGCTTTTTCTTTTCCTCGTCCATGCTATCACCTCTAGTCAACGGTACTCAACGGCTACTCAACGGCTACTCAACGGCGCAACCATACGGCCATTTTCTTAAAGGCGTCCTCGTCCTTCTTTTTAACAATCAAAATATGTTCGTCTGATGCAGAAATAAATACATAGTCTTTCAAAAGCTCTGTATAGATTTCTAAGTCGGTCATGACAGCTAGCTTTTCAGCTGATACCCTGCCATCGGCCAGTAAGATTTTTCTGGCTGCTCTTTCTTGCCCAATATAACGAATGTTGCTACCAAATTCTCTAGCGTCCATGCTATCCCTCCAACTTCTTGCCAGTTAATCGTTCATAGTCCTCAGCCAAATGGGCTTCGGCTTCTTCGCGTGTACGATAAATCATGTTTAATCTTAGATTGGCAAAGTCTGGCTTGTCACCTATCCAAGGATAACAGATTACATGAGATTTAACAGTTGTTCCGAAGTGTATTGTCCAATATTCCTCTCCCTGTTTCGGCTCCCATGGCAGCTTCTTTACCTCGTAAACCCCTTGCAACATTTTGGATAACAGCTTGCCATGGTCAGGGCTCAGAACATCGTTAGGCTGGATGACGTGTAGTCCGTCCATGGCCAATACCACAGTTTCTTTGCGGTCTTTATTCTCGATAATAAATTCTTCGCCAAGCTCTACGCCCAGCAGCTTTGCGATTTCGGATATCAAATTTTTAGCCATTCTTCTCTATCTCCCTAAGCCTATCGGCCCAACGCCCAAAGCGTTTATCTAAATCTTTTTGAGCAGTATTCTGAATAAAAAGTCCTTTAGCGGCAACAACACGCAGACAAACTTCAACATCAATAAGTTCTTCACGCATATTCTTTACAGCTTGAAACGTATTAACAGGCGTTGGGTGTTTTACTAATTCTAAAGCCCTAGCATACTTTAAAACCGCTTGACTTAATTCATTTGCTTCCTCGGCTAAGGCCAAAAGAGCAACAAGGTTATCTATATGGTCAACTATGTATTGAAAATCACATTCACCTTGCGTCATTTTTCTATCCCTCCTAATTTATCCACTTCACAACAGCATCGCCAGTATAGCCTTTCTGCCATACGAACCATGCGTAGCACACAGCAGATGAAGCTTTAAATCCTTCAAAATCTCCATTCAATGCGCATTGTAGCCTGCTACTTGCCACATAGATTGTTTTCGGAGGACAAGCATCGAACAATTTACGCCTTGCTTTGCCTTCTAAAAATTGAATTCGCAAGAACATTGCTACCTTAGCATGAGGATTGGTAATCTTTAGAGCGTGCTCTACAAACTGCTGTGCAAACTTGTAGGGAGGATTGGTTATCACATCTCCCCCCCACTTTGCAATTTCAAAGAAGTCCTGCACAGCTCCATAACCCCTGTCTACTATATCGCTAGATTGAACATTGTAACCATGATTGCTTAGTACAACGCTCATATGCCCTTCGCCACAAGCTGGCTCTAGGATATTCTGGCTAAATGTTTCCTGCTCTAACAATAGTTCCACAGCTTTAGGCTCAGTAGCGTAGTAGTCGTTGACTTCACGCTCATATTGAGAATAGTTTTTAGCTCCCATGCAAGAGAATACACTACGGCTATTTCCTGTCCAATCCTTGTTGTTCATGGGTTACTTCCTAAAAGCTTTCAACAATTCTAAAATAATATAGCAGGCGCATACGACAACAAATCCGCCCCAGAAAGGAAGAGTGACAAGCCACCAGTTCCAATCAATCAGGCCAACGATTTTCATAACCACCAAGCATACTCCTAATAATCCTACTGCACTCATTTCTTCACTTCCTCCCAATACCATTCAAAATATTGCATAACATACTCTTTGACTTCTTCTTCAATTTCTTTATCGGTAACATCATCTGGGAACTCCAATACATCTTCGTCTCTTTCCCTTCCCATGCCCCATGATACTTTAACCTTTTTCATTCTTCTGTACCTCTTCCTGTAACCATTCGAGATATTTAGCGGCCTTCTGCAAATCCTCCAAGCCGTTTTTCTCCTTATATCGCCACACATATTTGATGATGTTGGCTACACATACAGCTTCAAAGCCGCTAAGATTCGACACAGCAGCTTTCACAAATTCGATGCTCTCTACGCCACCTTTGCAATAGTGCTTTGGGCAATTCACGTTGTCATGCTTGCTAGATTCAGGCATTTTAATAGCTCTATCCTCTTTGGGCAAAGGCTCTAAAGCTAAGTGCTGCGGTAAAATTGCTTTAAGACGCTTCTCGAATTCTTCCGCAGACAAAGTTGATGGAACAAAAATAGTGGAAGTATATTTGACTTTATCATAATCACTTTTTTTCGTTGAACAAAGAATCTCTTCTACACCATTTGAAATTTCTTCGGTACCAAGAAAATTAAACAGGCATTTATTTTCACCACAATAAGGCTGATAAAATTTACAATCATCACAAGTTTTTCCTATACACTCTTTATTCACTTTTAAGAAAATCTCTAATGCTTCTTTTTTATTCATTTCTTCTACTTCCTATCTACCATCTGCTTCTCTTCTACGTATGCTTTCTGCAAAACCTCTACTCCTCTAGGACGGCTAACAAGTTTGATATAACACTCATAGCGAACGTCATAAAACGGGCAGCCACAGCACATAATTTGTGGTTGACAGGTTTTGGCAATTTTCAATGCCATTTCAATAGCTTCAAGACTGGTCATTTTTTCAACCTCCTATTCCTTGTTTACTCCTTCTATATATTTCTTAAAAGTTGTAGACCAAAACACCCATCTATTATTAGCATATCTTTGTAAATGTCTGGTTACCTTCGGAGCGTTCTCTCTATCGTAAACCATTACATAAGGCATATAACCAATCTCTTTTAAAGTTTCGACTCTCCATACATCTTGCTCATGGGTGCTATTAAAATTTGTCAGTACGTAGACACTTTTCTTTCTTTGGTCAAGCCCAAAATCATTCACATACTCTTTTAGCTTATCCACAGTAACAGTATCATTAGGGTTATCCCACGCAAAGTGCAACATCTTTACTTTGCATTTGCGGATAAGTTCTGCTTTTTCATCGGTCATAAGCCTAATATCTAGCCCCTGGGTAAAGTCTATCAATGCCTTACTATCAATAAGCTGCTGCAATAACTCTTTCCAATCTGGACAAGCCAGCAGATTAGGATCTAAAAGCTTGATATATTTCTGCCCTCGCCAGAACGCTGATAGGTCAGCTACCTTTTTACTAGCTTTACCTTCTTTATCAGCTACGATGCAGAAGGCACACCCTCTTGGACAACCTCTAGTTAAGTATCCATAGGCAGTATTATGAATATCGTACAATTCATAATCTGGATAGCACTGCTCTACTTCAGCAGGAAGTTTACTGGTTAAGTCATAACCTGTGCCACCACGAATAATATCTTCGCATTGGTAGGCGAATGTATCATCCTTAGAGAATGTAAACACCTTTGCCATATAGATTTTATCGAATTGTTCCAGACTGTTTGCCCACTCCACTGTATCGCCAAGCTGCTTATGATACGAACTTAGCTTCATCAATGCCAGGTTAGGGAAGTTATGACTATCAACATCAACAAGTCCTATCCGCATGTTTCTCTTTCCTTTCAAGATATAGCCATATTTTGCACTTTTGAATGCACCGTGAGCCAAAGAAATCGCGATTGATTTTAGCACTATGGGTAAACCAAATCTGCTTCTGTCTCTGTCTCTTGCACTTCCTTTGAATTTTAAATATGCCAATATCTAAATGAGCACTATGTTTACGTTTCTTCATTCTCAATCTCCTTCAGCTTCAGCCCTATTGCTCTTGCCACATTCACTGTCACAGCGTTTCCTGCGGCCTTATAGAGTTGCGTGTCAGAGATTACGGCAGCAGCCTTATCAAAGTATTCGTCTGGGAACCCCTGTAACCGCCACACTTCACGTGGAGTCAATCGCCTTATACGTACCTGGTTGTTGCCTACGATAACTCTGTTGTTATGCTTAGGGCTGCTTCCATCCGTGGTCAATGTTCCTACAGTACCGTCTTTTCTTAGCGTGCTGTTCTGCTCATCATAGGCCAATGGTAAATCACTGATTGCTACACCGTGCCTATCCTGAGCAGTAAGAGTAAACATTGGCTCGCCCTCGTCCTTAGGGTTTTTGTTTCCGAAAATCTTAATCTCCATTTCTAATACTCCATTGCTACAATCTGCGGTCTGATCACCACAGTGTTTTGCCGATAGCGTACTAGCAATCCCTATCGGCTCTATGTAGCAGCTATCTTTTCTCTTGCCACGGCCACGCTCGGACAATGGCCACCTAAAGCGGATTAGTTTTCTCATGGTCATTCACCAAATAGAGTCCTGTCTTTGCCCCCCCACCTCCGCAAGTCCCTTTGATGGTTTTAGCTAAACCATCGTAAGCCTCGTACACGCGATTAGTGGAGTGCTTAGGATTGTTTATCTGCCGCAGTTCGCAAGTATTCGCTCCGTCTGTTGGGAAGATAGGAAATACTTCTCGTCCACTGATGTCTCCAAGATATCCGACAATGAACACCCTCTCTCTGTTTTGGGGAACTCCAAAGTCTTTGCTGTTAAGCACCTGCCATTGGATACTGTACCCATACCCCCCCATTTCAGTGAGGACCCTAGCGAAGTCAAATCCGTTTCCAATGCCAAGCAGATTCTTAACATTTTCACAGAGTAACCATTTGGGTCTATCTTCTTTCCGTAGTCCGGCAAGCAAGCGCATAACTTCATAAAACAATCCGCTTCGCTCACCTTCCTGGAGCCCTTTTTGTTTACCGGCAACGGATATATCTTGGCATGGTTTTCATCACGGAAATCCGAAACACCAAAGGTCTGCTCTTGGCAATTCCATAGAGTTTGCTGTTCGAATATCATGACTTTCCCACCTCCCTTCACAATCATACATCGCTTTATAAGCTGTCCTAGCAAACTTGTCGTATTCACAGAAGCCTACACACTCATGCCCTGCCATTTCTAGGCCAAGGCGTATACCGCCTATACCTGCGAAAAAGTCTATAAACTTCATGCTGCCACCCTTATGAATCCTACTTTGCGGTCAGCCCTTAGGAATATTTCAACCTTCATAGCTATTCCCATAGCCTTGCAGTAGTTGCAATCGTTGAGATAAATCTCAATCAGTTTGTTTTGGGATTTTATCTCATCATCGCTCATTCCCAGGTTTCTGCCGTATTCCATTACAGCAGGAGCTATATCGACTCCCTCAGCTTTTTTAGGAGCATACGCCATAATAGGTCTGCCTTCAGCAAGTTTGGCTATGGTCCACCGCCATAGTACCCTGGTCTGATAATCATCTGTCTTGATTCCCTGCGCTTCTTCTAGCTTCTCTTGCGAGGTCTGCATCTGCATATTATGCATGTGCTCTGCTTCCGCAGCCCTTAATCCTGCTTCCATCAGTGCAGGTGTGATTAGGTTGGTATTGATTGTACCCACTTCAGAAAGCGTCAGCGCCTTGCTGAGAGCTTTTTCCCAACGCTCAATACCAATCTTGCGTGGCACGAATATCCCTGCCCACAAGGCCACTGTGTCCTTCAGAATAGCCTGTGCTTCCTGTTGAATGTTGGCTGAGCTGTTAAGCCGCTCGCTTTGTGGCATCTTCTTCCCTGCGGTTATCATCGCATGAATTGCTCTTGCTACGTCCTGTTCTGTAATGTTAGCCATCTTGGTCACCACCGTATACACTGTTAAAGGCACTGCCCCACACATTACCGCCACCGCTGTCGGTGTCCTCGACAATATCGTCCGTCCACCGCTCGTCCTGCAAGAATGTTGCCGGATACGGAATGTAGTTCTTGTCCTGCCACTGCTTAGTCCTCTTGTACTTCTCTACTGCTTGGTAGATAGCTTCATACAAGGAGCTGTCAACATCAAGACACTGCCAAGCGTTCCATGCTAGTGGTCTTTGAACCTTCCTTGGATACATATCCCAGAACTTGTTAAAACCAGCGGTCATATCAATTCTCTTTAGCTCCGCTTTAGAGAGAGAGCATTTGGCATCTTGCCCACTATGCTTACTATTACTCTCTCTATCTATACTATTATCTTTTACTATATCTGTTATAATATATGGTATTGGTCTGGCATTTTGGTCACTTCCTTGTGGCATTTTTGCCAACTCCATTTGTGATTCTGCACACTTAGAGCTGTCCACTTGCTCAATTCCACTAGGCGGTAAATCAACTTCCGTATCAGCTTTGCAGGCTTTATCCACATGGAAGTCAACGCCAATTTCAACCATGGCAGCATCGGTAAGCGTATACCATTTTGTGCGGTCAAAGGGTTTTGTATTATACTCACCATCAATAATGAGTCCTTTTTCCTTAAGCCGTTCTAATGCTCTACGAACCTGGTTCACTGTCAGATATGGATAAAGCTCTGCAAAAGCCTTCATAGTGCCATAGGTCCAATAGCGTCCGTCATGCGCATGGACATTGTTGGCTTTGTTCTTGGCAATCCAAAAGCAGATATGGTTGAGGAGGATAGCTTCTATCATTCCGTATTTAGTTGCTAGGTCAACATTAAAGCTATGATACAAACCTCTCACCCCAATCATTCACGAGCAGTGCTTTGTCTGCTTCGCTGATTACATCGACTCCAAGATTCTTTGCTTCTTCAATGAGCCAATCTATCAGCAGGCTCATTTCTTTGGTATCGTAGGTAGATGAGCCGTGATAGCAGGCTAGGACTTTATATCCTGGCAGCTTGCTATCGCCCATATCCTCGACAACCCAACCAGTGCCGTGGCTTTGCCATATATCTTTATAGCGTTCAATGGCCTCTGCCTTTATCGGTACGGGCGTATATGTGCCGATGCTTCTAATTGCTTGCCTATACACATCCTCTTTACTGCCCTTGATAACTCGCGCTATCTCGGTACACAACGCCCAGCAGTAGGAGTTTGCATTATGGCTACGCTGTTTACGCTTTACCTTGACTTCTACTGTCAAGGTCTTACCACCATTGCAGGCTTTTTGCAGTTCGTCCACCTTGCCTAATTCCGAAGCCGGGAGAGCCAACTGTAAGCATCCTGCAAATAGGTTAATGTTCTTTGTCTCGAATTTCATAAGTAGTTCCGTCCGACTTTCTGCATCCACTCTTCCCTGCTATGTTTATCTTCATAGCATGATTGAGCGAAACGCTTTAATCTAAGGTCTATTTCTCTGTTCTGGTGCGGAGAATACTTCCCCCTATGATGCTCACTACATAGCCAAATGGTAAGGCCGAGCTTGTCAGCTATGCGACGCCCAGCCGTACCATGTATACAATGATGGCGTTCAAGATTAAGAGAAGTACCACAGAAGAAGCATTGCTTCTCGCTCTGTAATATACTTTTCTTGCTCACTGCTTAACCTCTTTCGCTTTAAGGCCATCCTTGATAATGCTTCTAACGTCAAGCACTGCTTTAAGAGCATCGTGAGCAGCGCTATATTGTTCTTGTTGA